TGTTAGGAGTTGTCTGACCACTAAATAATTTGCCTCAGTGCTAAATTTTTCAACGCAGTCGCCTAATATTACGGAGTTTAAAGAAGTTTAAAGTTTTTTTGTATATTTGTGACAGAGGGATATTTTTGTATCATACTATAATACTATCTTTGTATAACAATATAAGGTACGAACTAAAGTTTTTGGATGTTCTCTACTCTAGGGTTCTCTTATATATAAGTTCTTTGCTTGAAGATAAACGATAATACCCTACATCTTAAAGGTGGAATATTATAAACTGTATCAGCAGTTGCGTTTATTGTAGAGGTGTGATGACAGGTATTGCTAGGTAGCTCCTAAATTATCAAAAATATTCCATAACTGAAATTTGGACAAAGAACTTTTAATTTAAAACCAATAATTAAATAAATAATAAGATGAAAAAAAACCTAGTAAAAACAAAGAAAGAAGGCGGGACAGTAGGTAGTTTTGTTAGATTACCAATAGCTTTAAAAGAAGAGGCTCAAATTTGGTGCATTAAAAATAAGAAAAGTTTAACTGATATCATAATTAAAGGTATCGAAAATGAAATAAAAAAATAATGACAAAGCTATCGATAAGACATAGTAGAATTTCACCAAACGTATCAGTTTCTCTAATCAAGGATTCTAGTACAGGAATTATGATTTGGAGATATAGGTTTACCGAAAGCAGTAAAGCCAATATACATCTAAGACAAAAGTTCATAGATTATACTCACGACCAGTTTAGGTCTATAGAAACATTTAGAAGCTATATAGAAAGAGAAATAGAATCTAAAAAAAGAAAATTAGAAAACGCATGAAGTCAGAAGCAAGAATACAGCAGGAGATAGTTATGTTTTTTAACAACGAATACCCTGAGTTAAGAGGGTGTTTATGTTATAACAACAATAATTCTACTGGGGCTTACCGAGGTAAGGTAAATAAATTCCTTGGAGTCGTTAAAGGTCGTTCTGATATGGTTTTATACTATAATGGAAATTCCTATATGTTAGAGCTAAAAAACGAAAAAGGTAGGCAAAGCCTCGCTCAAAAAGAATGGCAAGAGTTAATGGTTTTTCACGGATTTGAATACGCAGTTATTCGTTCGTTAGAAGATTTTAAAGAAATACTAAATATAATACTATAAAAACATGTCACAAAAAGATATAGAAGAAGAGGCAAGAGAAAGAAGACAAAGAATAATTGCACAGAATGGACCATCAGGTATTCATTACTATAAAGATTCAGGTATTTACGTAACTAATAGTTCGAATATATCTATAAAGGAACCTAATAAATACAAAGTAAAGTGCAAAGGTGTAGAAATAGACGTCTACGATGTTTTAACCGCCTTTAACGTAACAAACCCAGCAATTCAACACGCAATAAAGAAATTATTAAAAGGAGGAACTAGGGGTTACAAGGACGAAAAACAAGACTATACAGAGTCTATTGAAGCTATTAATAGAGGTATAGAACTAATTAAATAATATATGGCATATATAAACTACTGGCTATTTCCCGTAATGTCACCATGCGGAACTTTTGTAACTTATAAAAAAATGTATTACTAATGAATAAATTAAACGAAAATCAAATTGAGAATTTAAGCGGAGCAATATTAACAGGATTTGAGCATTGTCACTACCTAGAAGAAATGGTAAAAGCAAAAGTATTTGCACCCGCAGCACTTAATCAAGTAAAAAAAACTCTAAAGCATTTAATGTTTTTAGAAGAAAGCTTTTACAACCAAGTAGAAGCTATGGATGAAGATAATTTAGCTGACAAAATAATGTCAAACAAATTAGATTATGTAAAAAGGCACTTAAATAAGTACCATAATAGTAAGTATATAAAATTTCAACAAATAGAAGTAGCTTTTGACTTAGACCCTGTGAGATTGGCGGGTATATCAGATAAGATACTTCAAGAAAACGGAGCAAAAAAATAATGGAAGTAAGCGAAGCTTGTCAAATTTGCTTTAAAAAAGAAATTAAAGTCTACCCTGTGAAAGTCGGGGGGACTTTCCGTATTGAAGTAAAAGAAGGTCAAAATAAACCTGTAAGATATAATAAACCTGTTAAAGCAGGTATAGATACGGGAAAAGCTATGGCTAGTACGTATATTTTTCTAGCTAAAAAAATTCTAAAAAAAGAAACATACCTTATTTAAAATTTTTAGCGTACTTTTGGAGGAAATCTGTAAAGGTATGCCATTGAATATTATTCAAAAATTAAGAAAACTAACGTGGACAAGAGATTCTTCAGGAAATAACTGGTACGTTAAGAACGGTGGGGACGGCTTTGGTTCTATCGAAGGTATGACTAATTTGCAAATTGCTCAAAATCACCCTATATTAACACCTTCACTTCTTTTTATATCAAAACTATTTAGCCAGGCAGAATTTAAGGTTAGGAATAAGGATACTAAAAAAGAAGAAAAAAACCATTGGTTGATTAAACTATTAAACAACCCAAACTCTTACCAAACAAAATCAGACTTCTTAGAAAGTTTACAGTTTAGTCAAATCGCTCAAGGTAAAGCAGTAGGTTACTTGAAGAGACCTATTGGTTTTTCAGACGCACAGGATATAGACTCAATATATCTTTTAGACTCTGATTTAATAGAGTGGCCACAAAACTATAAATCCAAAATGGTTTCTAAAGTTGCTTCAAAAACCATTGACTCTCATAAAATAAAATACGATAAAGATGGTGAAAACTTAACTATTCAAGTAAAAGACTTAATTTTCTTTTATGATTTACCTAACGGATTAAATAGAAATTTCTATGACGTTAAATCTCGTTTAGACGGCTTAAAACAAACTTTAATTAATACAAACGACTCTTTAATAGCTAAGAATATAATTCTTAAAACAAACGGCAAGGAACTTATAAGTGGCGGGAACAATGAGCACTTTCCTTTGGGTTCAGTTGATAAGGAGAACGCAGAAAGCTTATTGCAGAACAATTATGGTTTAGGTTGGTTTAGAAAAAGAGGCATTGTTACAAAGGCAAGTATAAACTATCAATCTTTACATATAGCTTTAAGAGACCTAGGTCTTGATGAATCTGTGAAAGTAGACGGTAACTTAATATATACTGCCTTACATATTCCAAAAGATATTATTTCTTTAGAAGCTAAGAAAACAACCTACAACAACTTTAAGGAATCTATGGTTTCTTATATTCAAAACGAAATGCAGGCTAGTATAAACTCCTTTACTGATGTAATGAATGAGTTGCTTGTAGATACTGAATTTGAGTTAGTTGGTACTTACGAGCATTTACCTATAATGCAATTCATACTTATTGAGCGTTATGAAGGTATTAGTAAAAAAGCAAAAGCTTTAAACGACTTACTTATGACGGGTATCCCTAAAGAGGTTGCTTTGGAAATGTGTGGGTTTGATAAAACACTACAATTAGAAGAAATTCAAGTAATATCAGCATCTACAAATTCAAATATAGAATCAAATCAAAACGAAAATCAAGATGGAGAAAACGAAGCTGAGTAAAGAGGAGTTAGAAAAAATAATTGCTTTAAAGAAAAAAGCGATTAACGGTAACAAGATTATTAACAAGTAGAATTATGAAGATAGAAATTCCACAATACGAAACAAGAAAAGAATTATTTGATTTCTTAATCCTAAACAAGGACACTTTAATTACTCAAAAAAAAAGCGTAATAAAGTTGGCTGACGGAATAGGATATACTCAATTACCTAAAGAGTATATTGATAGCGTAAATAAATCAACATCTTCAAATGAAAACCCGTCAGAAGTTCAGGTAAAAGTAGTTATAAATACTACAAACCTACTAGACTCACACGGAGACGTTCACGTAAAAGGTATTTGGAACAAGTCTTTAAAAGAGAATAAAAGAATAATGCATATTCAGGAACACCAATCAAGTTCTTTTGATAAAATAATATCTAGTGGGGATGACTTAGTTGCTTCGGTAAAAACAATGTCTTGGAAAAGCTTAGGTTATGACGCTATAGGAAATACTCAAGCACTGGTATTCGACTCAACAGTAAAGGAATCTCGTAATAAATATATGTTCGACCAATACAAACAGGGGTTTGTTACAAACCATTCAGTTGGTATGAGGTACGTAAAAATGGAACTTGCAATAAATGACAAGGACTATGAAAAAGAAAAAGGAACTTACGATAAATATATATCTCAAGTAATAAATAGTGACGATGCCGAAAAATTAGGTTACTTTTGGGTCGTAACAGAGGCAAAAGTAATTGAAGGCTCGGCTGTCCCTATGGGTAGCAATCCAATTACACCAACAATAAACACCAAAAGTGAGCCGTCTTTCCTTGATATGATTGGAAAAATAGACACTCACAAGAAAGCCGCACAAGGCACTTTCGATATATTTGATGCAATTAGTAAAACAAATTTTTAATTTAAAACCAATTTAGTATGACAAAAGAAGAATTTGACGCACTTATTTTAAAGATAGAAGGTTCTATCGGTACGTCTATGGACACAAAGTTAAAGGATGCTTTTAAAGAAGTAAATCCAGCTGTCTTAAAAGCAATTAGTGACAATTCAGTTGAGTTGAAAGCTACAATCGAAGCGTTAGGAAAAACTAACGAAGGATTAAAAACTGCTCAAAAAGAGCAAGGAGGCGTAATTGAAGGCTTACAGGCTGAGATTAACAAATCTAACAAAAACGAAAACCTATCTTTTAAAGACCAAGTAAAATCTTTACTTACTGAGAATAAAGATAAGTTGACTTCAATGAAGAACGGAGATTCTAAAACTAACGTTCGTATGGCTGTAAAAGCTGTGGGAAATATGACTTTTGGAAACGTTACGGGTCAAATTCCACAAGGGGAAAGAGAAGCTGGTATCACTAGAGTTGTAAGAAGAAATCCTTTTATTGTAGAATTAGTGAACGTAGGTTCAATTACTTCTAACTTATGGGAGTGGGTTCAACAAGCTAATCCAGAAGGAGATGCAGCAATGACTGCGGAGGGTGCTAAAAAGGCTCAAATCGATTTCGATTTAGTTCTTGCTAGTGCGTCAGTACGTAAAGTTACTGCTTTCATCAAAGTATCTAAAGAGATGTTAGATGATATTCCTTTAATTGAAGCTGAAATCAACCAAGAACTTACTGAGGTAATTAATCTTAAAATTGATGCTCAAGTATTATCAGGAGACGGTACGGGTCAAAACTTAGTAGGTATTAAGGACAACGCAGTAGCGTTTGCACCAGGTAGTTTTGCAACAGGTCAAGCTAATGAGGTTTCTACTCCAAACAACCAAGATGTATTGAGAGTAGCTATTAATCAGATTGCTATTGCTGAATTTCAGCCAAACTATATTATAATGCACCCATCAGATGCAGCAGCTATGGATTTATCTAAAGCAACTGACGGTCACTATATATTACCTCCGTTTTCTACAAACGCAAACACGGTAGTAAAAGGTATTCCTATTATTACAAACGTAGGTATGTCTGAAGGAGATTACCTAGTAGGAGACTTTACTAAATCTGGAGTAAGATTCAGAGAAGGTTTAGTTTTTGATGTAGGTTACGAGAATGATGATTTTACAAAGAATTTTGTAACTATATTAGCAGAGGCTAGATTAGTTCAGAGAGTAAAATCTAATCACTATCCAGCATTTGTATTAGGAGACTTTGCAACTGATAAAGCAGCTATAGCGAAAGCTTAATGGGGTTCTATAAAGATAACACCGTTGAAGTAAAATTTAACGGTGTAATTAAAAGAGTTTCTAAAGAGGTAGCATTAATCTTAAAGAAATCTGGTAAATTAGATGGCCAGAAGAAAGAAAAAATAAAAACTGATAAGTAATGAGTAATATAATTGACGCAACATATTTCGAAAAAGGTTCACTTTATATCCCAAACAACAAGGATATGAATGCATCCCCTGAAGGAACTCCAACTAATCAAACTGATTTGGATTTTTTTATAATTGAATACGAGCGTGAATTGTTACTTAATGCTTTAGGTATAGTATTATATGAAGAATTATTAACAGCACTTGAAGACTTAGATATATCTGCTCAGAAGTGGAAGGATTTAGTCAACGGACTTACTTATGAAAACATAGAAGGCGTTAAAAAACGCTGGGACGGTTTAATAGGTTACAATAATCAAAGTGTAATTGCTTTTTATATATATACTAAATACCTTAGAAACTATAATGAAACATTTGCTACTACGGGAGTGGTTCGTAATGATTCAAAGAACGCTACTAACTATGACGCTACGCCAAAATACATTAAAGCGTATAACTCATTTTTAGAAAAATACCAAGCAGACTTACTACCTCAGCCAAGATTCTATGCAAATAGATTCGGAACAGAGGGTATTGACTGGTATGGTTCCGAGAAAGTACAGGTTTCATTATTTCAGTTTTTAACTGATTCTAACGAATTAGATGAAACAGCTTTTCCTGATTTTAAGTTTAAGTTCTATGAACAACAAAACTCATTTGGTATATGATTGTAACTGAGCACTTCATTCAAGCAATTGTAGATACTATTCCTTCGGTTAGAATCAACCAAAATGTATCTTCTAAACCGAAGTTTCATTGGGGCGATGAAGACGAGTTGAATAGATACGTGCAGTTAAAGCAAAATGATTCATATCCATTAATTTGGCTTCTTCCTACAACCGATAATTACGAAGGTTCTCTAGGTCAAGAGGTAATTAAGGAGTGTTCTTTTATAATAGCAACAAGGGAGACTAGAAAAGAGTTGTTTAATAACGAAAGGTACAAAAAATCATTTGATACGGTGTTACAGCCCTTAACAGATAAGCTAATACACGGTCTTACAACCTCTTCTATAAGTGATAGGGTTGGTGATAAATGGGAGGTTATGAAGTTTCCAAATTACTCAGCAAGTAGTGATGAGAACGGAACAATTGACCTTTGGGACGCTATTGGTTTAACAATAGAAGTTAGGTTTCACTCTGATTTAAAATGTATAAAAACTATAAATTATGGCAGTTAGTAAAAAAAAGAAAGTAGCGGTTGCTATTTCTCAATTCACCTTTTCAGGAATCCTGTATAAATTAGGAGATACTTTTACAGGTAAGAAAGGTCAAATAGATTCATTAATCATTAAAAATTTAATAAAATGGCAGTAATAAACACAATAGCCTCAAAATCTGCGGGTTGCGGAGGCTCAACAATTAATACGGGTGACTTAGGATGTGATGTAGACTTCGGTCTAGTTATACACGCACTTGGGTTCAAGAAAGGAATTAAAATTCCTAAAACTACAGATATCAATAAAGCGTATATCGATAAATTAGTACAATCAGGAGATGTAATTCCATTAATGGATGCTTTCTCTTCTGAGCCAACAATGTCTGAAGACACTTTAGAGACTTCACCTTTAGGTGTTGAGGCTTTAACTTTAAAAGGTCTTCCTAAGTATATGTTGACAATGAAGAAGGGTCAGCATTATTACAAGGAAATGGCTAAGTTGACTGGTTTTGGAAACTTAAACTGGGTACTTGGAGATGTAAACGGAAATTGGAAATTCGCAGTAACTACTGAAGGAGATTTTACAGGTTTTACTTGTGGTCAAACATTGGCTTCAATCACGGTACCAGCAACGGCTACTGAGACTGAGAAAAAATCTTTTTCTTTTCAGTTAACTGATAGAACTCAAATAGATTCAACTTACGCAGTTGTCTTAGCTTCTAATCTTTTCCCTATTTCTGATATTTCAGGAGTTAACGGAGTTGCTTTATCTTTTGAAGATGCTAACGGTGCGGTTGTACCTGCTAGCGGGGATACTACCTTAAAGGTAAAAGCTTTACTAGATTCTGATAAATATACTGGAGTTGAAGGTCTTAGTGCTTCTAACTTCTCTTACTTAGTTGGTACTACGGAAGAAACTCCTACGCTTGTTGATAACGGTGACGGTTTCTACACTTTAACTATCACTGCTTTATCGTCTTCTACTATTTCTTTAAAATTATATGATTCAAGCGAAAGCGAAAATACTATAATCTTAGAAAGTGAATTGTATAGAAGTAACTTATTAAGCGCAGTAGTAGCTTAGTAGTTTACTTGTAAGTAAATTTAAAACCCTTTCTCAATGCGAGGAAGGGTTTTTTTAACACCTATTATATGTCAAAATTTAATGTATTGGATTACAAAAGAAGGCTTAGTTCATTTCACGTAGAAAAGAATATATCAAAAGCAGTAAAAGAAGGTGCTTGGCAAATAATAGACTTAAATAAAATAAATCTAGCTAAGGGATTAAATAGTAAAGGAAGATTAGTAGGTACTTACTCCGTGGTAACTCAAAACTACGCTAGAAAAGGAAGAAGACCAAATGAAAGCAAAAAAGCAGGTACTACTTATAATTTTAACTGGACTGGTGCCTTTATTAATGGAATTTTCATAACTTACAAAAATGATAAAATATCCTTCTCAAGTACAGGACTGGGACTTAGTAAGAAAAATTTTTTTATATTGAGTAACGATTTGTTAGGGGTTGAGAAAAATAGAAATGAGTTAATAAATTACGATATACTAGCACCTAGGCTGAGAAGGTATTTTAAAACACATATAGGTAAATAATATGAAAGAATATTTAGGCTTCGAAGATATACCAGTTTTCAACTTCTACAAGATAGTAGAAACTTCAGACGTTAGGTGGTTTTATAAAAAGTTTAGGTTCGATAAAGATATAACTGCGGAAGGTGAGGTAAAATCTGAACTACTAGAAAGATATAAAGAGGTTTACAATGATAGGGTTAAATATACAAATGATATCAAGACAGGCGAGTATTATAGAAAGCTTAATGAGTTAAGTGATTTGGAGACAAAATTATTTAGAATAACTTCATCATTCGATGTTTTAGTAGAGATTAATTTCGACAATGAATTGTTTAACGAGTACGTAGAGTACTTTTCTGAAGATGAAGGATATGTTTTTGTAAAAAAAATAACAAGCAAAGAAATAAGGCTAGAGTACTTGGTATGGTTAAGGAAAAGGATAAAAGGCTTTAAGACTAAAACAGCCGTTAAGAAAGCAAATTATGCAGATATTTTAAAACCAGCTGAAATTAATTCTAAAAACGCTAAATTTGACCCAATCAAAGAAAAGATACTTTTACAGGAATCTTTAGGGGTTACAATAGATATTTATAAATGTCCTTTAATTGAGTGGTGCGCTATGATAATTAGAGCCGAAGAAAAGTCTAAAGAAGCTAAAGAGCAGGTAGAAAAAATAAAACGTAAAAGATAAAGGTATGGCAGGTCAAGTTGATGTTATAATTTCAGAGAAAGCAAGAAGAGAGATAGCTGATGCTACTGTTAGATTAGAGACTTTGCATAGAAAAATACTACAAGTAAATAAGGCAGGTGCTAAAGGAGGTTCGTTGGGCGTTGGAGGCAACCAGGCTTCAAGTGCTCAATTAGCTAGTTTAAATAAATTAGTTTCAGCAAACAATAGGTTGGCTTCAGCTTCAAATAAAAGCTTATCAGCGATAAATAGAAACACTGAAGCAACAAGGATTAATACTAGAGAGAATAAAAAGTCTCTAGGAGTTATGAAGGCGTTAAGGGGTGCCGCAGGTGCTTTAGGATTGGCTTTTGTAGCAATGAAGGTAGCTCAGTTCGGTAAACATATATTTGAACTAGCAAAGACTTTCGATTCACTTAGGTTCGCATTAGAAAGAACTTCAAAGAACCTTAATGAAGCAGGAATGACTATGAGGTTTATGTTAAAGACATCTTCCGACTTAGGTTTAAACCTGGTAGCTACAACAACAAGATTTATAAAATTCGCAGCAGCTGCACGTCAATCTGGTGTTGCAATGAAAGATACTCAGAAGATATTTAAAACAATGGCAACCGCTGGTGCTGTTCTTGGTTTACGTACTGATGAGCTAGGTGGTATATTTTTAGCTTTAGAGCAAATGCTTTCTAAAGGAAAGGTAACTACAGAGGAATTGAGAAGACAGTTAGGTGAAAGGCTACCAGGTGCTTTTGGTATAATGGCAGCTAGTTTAGGGGTTACTCTTCCAAAGCTAGATGAAATGTTAAAAAAAGGAGAGTTACTTTCGGCTGAAGTTTTACCAGGATTTGCTGATGCGGTTGAGGTTGCTTTCGGGCTAGATACTGTTGATAAAGTAGAAACTCTTACTGCTGCTCAAAACAGAATGACTACTTCTTGGCAAAACTTTGTTAAGAATGTAACTGAGTCTGACGGTATTCTTTCTAAAACTTTTAAATTTTTCCTAGACCAAGCTACTCAGGCAATAAACGAGTGGAACGAACTTTTAAACAATCAAGCCTATATGGACAATAAAAGATTGTCTGCTGGGTTTGACAACGAAACTCAAATAATAAAGTTTCAAGCTAAAAAGAAATTAGAAGATACTAGAAAAGAGGGTCAAAAACTAGAGGACTTAAATATAAAAATAATAGAATCTAAAGCACTTTTAGAATCTAACGTAAACAATAAGTTAGCTGAAAAAGAGCTAAGTGACGCAGTATCAGCTAAGCTAGAGTACAATAAAATTTTAGGGGAGTTAGAACAACAAGGTGCTTCTGAAAGATTTAACGCAAGTTTTTCTGCGGTTGTTGCGGGTCAAAAGCTACTAGACGATGCAAATAAGCGTTTAGAAGGTATAGGGAAAACAAAATCAAAAACAACAGACTCAGAAGGAAACTTCTTTTTTACTTACAATAAAAAACAGCAAGCCTCAGCGGATGAAGCTAAGGAAATGATAGAAGACGCTAGGCGTGATTTACAGATACTACAAGGAGCGTTAAATGCTACAAGATTATTGGCTGAGAAATCAAAACCAGCCTCTAGCAAGGAAGATGATAAGGGAAAAGGTCAAAAAAACTTAAACGATATAAAAGACCTCGAAAAGAAGATACAAATAGAAAGGTTACGAAACCAGTTAGAGTACAACAAGGAGGCTATTGGTTTAGAAAGGTACGGGAGCGAACAGAGGTTATTTTTATTAAAGAAAAACGCAGAGCACTTAGAAAGCATAGCTAGATTAGAATTAGAAGACTCTATTCAAAACGACAAACAAAAAAGAGACTCAAAAATAGAAGCAATTAAAAAATCAATAATAGATAAAACATTAGGAGAAAAGAAGGGGAACGACCAGATAACTTTACTGAACAAAGAGTTTACACAAAAGGAAAAACTAGCAACTTTAAAGCATGACGGTGAGTTAATAAAAATACAAGAAGACCTAGACTCTGAAATAGAAAGCGAAAGAAAGGACGGCATAAAGAGGAGGCTTCAAACGGTTCAAGCTGGTTTTGATAAAGAAGAGACTGCTGCAAATGATTTGTTTAAAGCTAGTCAAAAAACCACAAAAGATAGGGAGTTACTAGAAAAAACTCTAACAGATATTGCGTTCAGGTCTTCAAATGCTAGGATAGATATATTAATAGAGGAGCAGAAGAAACTTTTAGAAGTTGACGGTTTATCTGAAGAGTATATACTTAAAATAAAAGCCATAATTGCAAAGCTAGACGCTAGCAGGGGGGTACCTGGTTCTAAAAAAATAGACAAAACAGCTCAAGAGCAGTTTGAATCTGATATGGGTTATGTTAAAGATTTTTCAGATGCTATAGGTAGTATAGGAGACGCTATATTTGATTCAAAGATTGCTAGGATTGACGCAGAGATTCAAGCAGAACAGGACAAGTACGCTTTACTATTTGCGTTTGCGGAAGGTGACGCAGAGGCTCAGAGGTTATTAGCTATTCAACAAGAAGAGGATATGCAAAGGCTAGAGGCTAAGAAAAGAAAAATGCAAAGAAAACAAGCTGTATTTAATAAAGCTCAAGCTTTGGTTGATATCGCAATAAACACAGCGGTAGCTATTTCTAGGATTGTAGCCGAGGGTGGTTTGTTTTTAGGTTTACCTTTGGTACCGGTTATTGCTACCCTAGGTGCTCTACAAGCCGCAGCTGTACTTGCTCAACCTTTACCTGCTTTTGCTGAAGGTGGTGTGATGGGTCACGATGGACCAGCATTGGTTGGGGATGGTGGTAAGCAAGAAGTTATACGAACTCCTGACGGAAAAGTGTCTTTAACACCCGCTACTGATACAGTTATGAATTTACAAAAAGGTACTGAAATATTTTCATCCGTAGAAAAGTTTAATCAACAAAACCCTAGCGACATGAGTAGTATGTTACACTCCGCTTCCTTGTTATCTAGTATTAGTTTAAATCAAAAGAATATTGAGGGAATGTTATCTAGCAAACAAGAATTAGACGAAAGACTTTTGGATGCTATGATTTTAAATACAAAGGCGGTTAAAAACTCAAGGTCTAATACTTACGTTAAAACTCAAAAAATCGATATACCACACGAGGTTTGGAAATCTAAATTATTAAATTAATGAGCAGAATAAATCCAATATATTCAGATAGGATAAGATACAAGTTAAATCACAATCCAACGGGTGAGCAGCTAATTCAAGAGCCAAAAGGTTTTAAAGATGATGATAATGAGTTTGTAAGAGATAAGGCTTTTAGGGGTATGTTTCTTCAAATGACAAACAACCTAACCTTCTACGGTGACGGTGCTGTTTTTATTGAGGATATATATTTAGAGTTTGGTATTAATGCTGAGTTGATTTTAACAAAAGAAGAAAGAAACCCTGTAACAGATGAGTGGGAGTTAGCCTATAGCGGTTACTTAGATTTTTTTACGTACCAAAAAGAAGATTTTGGAATATCTATTAAATTTATTAGTAGCGGTCTTTTAAGGGTTATTAAGGCTAGGCAGAACGAAAAAATAGAGATAGATAGACTAGATACCTTAAAAGGTCAAGAGGTAGCTTATTTAGAGCCAAAAACGGTTCTACTTGAGGGTAGAAATATATTTCTAAATACAAAGTTTACAACAGATTCCAAGGATAGTGTTAGCACTGCTTTTGGAATGGCTAACTTTAAGGACGGAAACCTGAGAACTGGTAGTTTAGCAGTCCCTTTAACGAAGGTTTACGCTTCTGATATAAAGGCTCAAGGAGTTTCCAAAGACCTTAGTTTTACAACCTTCCCAGACCAAGGTACAGCTCAGACAATGTTTTATGCAGACAATGATAGGGATAAGGATTTAAAGCTTAGTATTAAAACCAGTTTCACAACTGTTGAAAGAAAAATAGAGGATATTAACAACTCAACACTAAGGCTATTCTTAGTTGTATTTAGCGATAGTACGGAGTATGTATTAAAAGAAAGAATACCTTTATCTGTAAATATAATTAACAATAACTCAGTAATCGTACCAGATATTTCAGTAGATTATCAGAGCACGGTTAGACTACTTAAGGGAGAGAGCTTATCATTGCAATGGTACGCAAGTGCTAATTTTGGAGGTTTTTTAGACGCAGGAAGTATAGAGGTTAATTTTACTAATATAATTTCAGAGGTTTTAATAGATGAAAATAGTTCAGTCGTACCAAGTTTGAGTAAGGTTCATTTACCTTTTGAGGTAGCTAATAGGTTTTTAAAATTATTCACAGGCAAAGACGACTTATTTAGAAGTAGTATCTTTGGGAGAAAAGACCTAGGCTATACTGAAGATGGCGAAGCTTCTCTTTTAGGTATGTCTCATGGGTTTTGGATAAGAGGGTTTAGTAAGGATGACCCATCTGAGGTTAATGAAGAAAATAGGTACAAATCATTAACAACCTCTTTTAAGGATATGTACGAGTCTTACTTTAGCACCTGGAACTTAGGAGCAGGTATTGAGTTAGAGGGGTTTAAGGAGGTGTTTAGAATTGAAAAATTAGATTTCTTTTTTAATAAAAATATATTAATTAGATTAGGTGAAAAGGTTAACGGAGTATTCGAGTACGTTCAGGTAAATAATGTTAAAAGAAGCCTTGATAAAGATGTTTTTAACTCAGGTATAGAGTTAGGTTACTCTAAGGGTGGTGATTACGAGGAAGCTGTTGGTCTTGATGAGTACAATACAAAGACAAGTTATACAACTATTATAGATAAGGCAGAGACCACATACGAAGCAGTATCAAAGTATAGAGCTGACTCTTACGGTGCTGAATTTGCTAGGAGAAAATCTTACAATAACTTTCCTACCGAAGACTCTAAATATGATAACTCTATTTGGTTATTTGATATGAAGAGAAACGCTTTAGATATTGAATTATCTACATTTAGAAACCCGTTAGAGCAAAGATTATGGCAAGACGATTTCGAGGTAGCTCCTACAGGGGTATTTAGTCCAAATACTGCTCAGAATTTAAGACTATCTCCTTTTAATATATTACTTAGGCATGGTTTTCTTCTAGGAGCGGGTCTTGTAAAATACCCTTTAGATTTTATTAGATACGGTAGTTCGGTAGCTAATAGCGGTATGATTACTAAGTTAAAGGGCGGGTTGGAGTACGCTGAAAACGGTAATATTCAAAACAATAAATTAGAAAAAGCAAGAACAGATGGTGAGACAATAGAGTTTGAATTTAATGTTGACTACGATTTATTGCAAAAAGTTAAAGGAAAAAGCGTAATTTTGGGGAAAGAGGTACAAAACTTTTATGGACTTGTATCTTTTAAGAATGAAAACGGTGAAATTGAAGAAGGCTACTTAGAGAAGCTATCACCAAACGGAGTTGGTAAGTGGACTTTAAGGAAATTTAATACATAATATATGTCAAGTAAAATAACAATCTCGCTAAATACATTACCTTACGAAAGTTACTTTGTTGAATTAAATAGTTCTTATCAAAATGGATTAAAAGAGACTTTTGAGATTAGAAGATTTGCCTCTTACGAATCAACTATAGGTCAAGACAAGCAAATGACATTGTTGAGCTTGCGAAATTCTTTAGTAGCTGATTACAATGCTTCAGGAGTTTTTATAATAGAAATAGATGAACTATATACCGAACTATCAATAACACATCCTACTACTGATTTTTTTGAAGAATCAAGGTTTTTTCAGTCAGGGAGTTTAGTAAATAAAACAATAGTAAATACTCAAGAAGACCCGTCGATAGTGGTATCTGATTTAATATATAAAGAGGCGGATACGCTTCCTTGTAAGAATATTTTGATAGAAGCAGATACAAACGTATTGGCTACTGAGTATAAAATAAATGACGGTTCTTTTGTTTCAAATACAGAAAACCCTCTTTCATTTGAACACATTAGAGGTTCGGTTATTTTTTTAACCGTAAAAGATAATGAAGGCAATGAGGATAGTATAATAAGAAGGGCACCTTATTCTTTGGTTTCTAGTAATATAGAAGTGACTTACGTAAATTCACCACAGGGTGCTACCGTTACAATAACTGTATCTGATAGTGAAGGTCTTGACATAGAGTACTCTTTAGATAATATAACTTACAAAGAATCTAATACTTATTCAGGATTATTTGAAGGAGACTATACGGTTTACGTAAGAGACCAACTAGGGTGCGAAGAAAGTAAGGAGTTTACTATTGAATCTTTTGAAGATATCGGTGTAGGAGAAAGAGTACCTTACTCAGACCTACCAAGCAAGTCCAACTCTATTAGATACTCAAAAATAGTAGATACAACTGATTGTTCAAATTATAAGAACGAAGAAAATACTTTAACAAGTGATATACCATACGTAGAAAACGCCTGTAGTTATTCTCAATTATTTCAAAGCTGTGATATTATAACTACGCAGTTTAAAACAAACTACCGTGTTAATAAAGCAACGGTAATTTATATATCAAATACACCTGGACCTACAAAAGGAACTACAATATTTGTAGACCAGCCAGTTGTTCAAAAATCAAACAATACTGACTTAAAGGACAGTAGAGACGGTATTATATATAATTTAGAAGGAGCAGGTCAGCAATCAGGTATTTACTTTACAAATGGAAAAACATACAATTACGATACGGGAGAGGAGACGGGGGATTACTCTCTTAACGGAAATCTTCCTTCATGGGGTACAATAGGTAATTTCTTATTTTATAATAACGCTTGGTTTGAGATTCTAAATATAGTTTATGATGATTCTAAATCAGCATACGTATTGGTTATTAATTTAGTTTATACCAATGAAGAAGCGGTTGTAAAACTAAGTAGTATATATAATGTAGAAAAATACAATATATTTGAATTTGATATCGATATGAGTTTATTTAACGATAAACAAATTCAGGTAAATATAACACAGACGGACGAAAACCTTTCTTTTGAAGACGAGGTATATTTAAGTGAGATAATAGACATTGCAACCGTTCAAAAAGGAACTATATTAATAGAGTACTACAACGATACGAACACAGATATATTCTACGCAACAGGTATTATAAATAAAATAAGGATGCCTATAGAGTATCTGGGTGGGGGTTATAGTGATTCTACTGAATCCGAGAAAACGGATTCTAATACTTACTTGATAAACGCGGAAGCTTACGAGAATGATACTATATTCTTTAAGTTAATGCCGAAACAGATTATGAGAAAAGTATTTCAAGCCTTGGCTCATAAATTTGTATTCTTAAACGAAGTACAATATATTAAAGAAGATTCTCCTGAAATAAACCACCTAGTAGGAACTAATTTATATAGGTTGAGTGCTTTAATGACAAAAGCTAACGCAGTATATACTTCTAAGGGATTAGTACAAGGATTTATTCCTGGTCCGTTCGAAGCACCAGCTTTACTTAATAATGAATCAAACGGTTATATAAAAATTAAACAATAATTTATAATGAGCAACATAGAACAAACGGTCGCAGCACATTCGAAATGGATTAACTCAGTTATTGAAAATAGTAAGCTACCTTCTGAGTTGGTTGAGACATTGGATTTAACAGCCTCTACCGAGGTCTCTATAGTTCAAGAAGGAGACCAGGATACCAAGAAAGTTAAAATACCATTGCTTAGAGGTTTTAAAGGCAATTGGAACTCTACGACAAACTCACCTGAGTTGGTAGACGGAGTTGGTCTACCTGGGGACGTATATACCCTTACTAGCGATTCTACAAGAAATCTAGGTAGCGGTAATATAATCTATTTAATAAACGATTTAATTTACTACAACGGCTCTATATGGGTTAAGCTAACTCAATCTCAGATATCTGAAATAGTAGGTCTTCAAACCGCTTTAGACACTCTTCAGGAAAATATTGACGCAGAAGCTATTACTAGAGGTGACGCAGATACAACTTTACAAAATAACATAAGCACAGAGGCAACCGCAAGAGCAAGTGCAGATACAACTTTACAAAACAATATAGATTTAAAAGTAGATATTTCAAGTATTGTTGACAACGTAACTGCTGGGGGTGTAAGCGTTCCTTTATCAGCAGAGCAAGGAAAGATACTAAAAGCAGAAATACTAGCCTTAGCGGGTTCTTTAATACCGCAAGGCAATTGGGATGCAAGTACTAATACTCCCGACATTTCAGGAACTACAGAAACAGGTTATTTTTGGATAGTATCGGTTGAAGGTGCTACCGATATTGGTGGAATTACTGATTGGAAAGTAAATGATTGGGCGATAAAAACCGCAGACGGTTGGGCAAAAATAGATAACACAGATAAAGTTTTAAGCGTAGCTGGTAAGATTGGCGAGGTTGTTTTAGCTAAAGCAGATGTAGGATTGTCTAATGTAGATAATACAACGGATGCAAATAAACCGATTTCAACCGCACAACAAACTGCCTTAGACTTAAAAGCGAATAAAGCTTCACCAAGTTTTACAGGAAATGCCAATTTTGCGGGTCTTGTTACAATAAATAATAGACTTGATTTAAACGATGCCTTAAATAATACTTTTATAGGTAGTAGTGTTGGAGAAAATAACACAACGGGAAGTTCCAACGCAGCTTTAGGCTACCTAAGTTTACAAAATAATACAACTGGAAGTGGAAACGTAGCTTTAGGTTTCCTAAATTTACAAAATAATACAACGGGAAATAGAAACGTAGCTTTAGGTTTCCAAAGTTTACAAAATAACACAACGGGAAATTCCAACGTAGCTTTAGGTTACCTAAATTTATATGAAAATACAACGGGAAGTTACAATGTAGCTTTAGGCTACCTAAGTTTACAAAATAACACAACGGGAGGTTCCAACGTAGCTTTAGGTCTTCAATCGGGTAGATATATAGCAGACGGAAATACTTCAAACGAAACAGGTTCAGAATCTATTTTTATAGGTAGAGATACTAGGGCAAACGCAGACGGAGAAACAAACCAAATTGTAATCGGAGTTAACGCTATCGGAAACGGTTCTAATACAGTTACTTTAGGAAATTCAAGTATTACAGATAATTACTTTCAAGGTAACTTAAGAGCTAGTAATTTTATAGGAGACGGTTCTGCTTTGACAAATATGCCTGTAAGTTCTGCACAACAAACCGCCTTAGATTTAAAAGCAAATAAGGCTTCACCAAGTTTTACAGGGGATGCTACGTTTGGGGGTGCTTTAACAGTAGGTCGTACGTCTGGTTATGGAAATTCAAGAATACAGTCTTTTATAGCTACTACTGCAAACTTTGCTACATCTAATTTCCTTGCAGGAGATTCGGCAAATATGGCAGAAGGAGTTGGAGGAGAAATATCTTTTCTAGGTAAGTACGCGACAGGTAATGATGATTTAGCTTTTTACGGTGGAATAAAAGGGTTTAAAGAAAACGCTACGGATAATAATACGGCTTGTGCGTTAGGTTTTTATACAAGACAAAATGCAACGGCACCAACAGAAAGAATGCGTATCAAAGCAAACGGAGATTTCGACTTTAAGTCAGGCAATGCCACGTTTGGGGGAAATGTAATTTTAGATGATTCGAGAATTTATTCGGGTTCCTCAAATCAAAGGATAATACTTTCAGGTTCTAATTCAACTTCTTCAACTACTTACCAAGTAATTGAAGGCTATGACTTTGGTGGTACTGGTTTAGGAGGGGATTATTACGTAGTAATAAATAAAGACGGAACAACACCTACTAACGTTTTTAATATTGATGGAAAAACAGGAAACGCCACTTTTGGGGGTAGTGTATTAATTAATCAAACAAGTTCCGTTTATAGTTTTGAGTTATTTCAAACAGGCACCGCTGCAACAAGTTACAATGCTTTAAGAATAAGGGGTAACCATACGGATGCTGTTGGGATTATCGGAACTGGGGGTTCTTCAACTGGTAATACTGCGTTTAGAGATAAATTTGTTATTGGTACTCAAACAGCACACTCAACTTCATTAGCAACAAGTGATACGGCTAGATATACTATTGATTCAAGCGGAAACCACGACTTTAAATCAGGCAACGCCACTTTTGGGGGTAATGTAACCGCTTCAAGTTTTGTAGGTACCATACAAGAAAATTTTACCTATTTAGATGCTAATTATACTTTATTAGATAGTGATTACAATTTGCACTCAATAAAAACTAATGGAGAATTAACTGTTATCGTACCGTTAGGTTTAGGAATAAATCAGTCTTGGAATTTCAGTAGCGCACTTTTTAATATAAATCTTACACATCCATCGGGTGTAACTATAACGACAATTCCTAACGGAAATGCTAACAACCTAAAATGCGAGGGATTGACTAGCGCTAGACTTGTAGCAACTTCAACGGCAAATGAATATCTATTTATAAAAGGATAATTAATATAAAAGTTTTCTATAAGAAAACTAATATAGTAACAAATAGTTATAACAATAAGTAAATATAATATAAAAAAAATTATAAAAAATTGGAAAACGTCTTTAATGGGATTGGTAATAATCTTTACATAAGGAACGCAATAGGATAAGAAAATTAAAAAACCTTTACATAGTAACAAATAGTTATAACAATAAGTAAATATAATATGAAAGAAATTATAAGAAATTGGAAAACTTCATTAATAGGATTGGTAATAATTACAGGACTTGCATACTCTGGACTTTCAAATGGCTTTACAATTTCAGAAGCAATAGCTGGACTGATTGCAATTGGATTTTTAAGAGCAAAAGATAAGAAAGATGACAAATAAATTTTTATTAGAAGAAATACACAAAGAGCAGAAAGAACAAGCACAAAAACAATTGCAACTTTCTGCTGACTTTTCTAACTTTATGAATAAACAAGAAGCTTTTAATAAAAGGGTTACAAGTTTACTTTATAGCGACACAGACACCAACAGCACAGGGTACATTGAAAGTCACAACAAATTAAGTGAAAGAGTTTTAGACTTGGAAGTGAAAAACAAAGTAACCGCTGGAAAGGTTGCAATTAGTGTGATTATTGTTTCTGCAATAGGAACAGCAGTTTGGAAATTAATATCAATTTTAGACTAAAATGAGCCTAAGTAGTAAACAAATTATTTTCAGTAAAAATATAGCAAGTCTTATAGTTTACGCAGATATGATAGGTATAGAATTGACTTTTGGCGATGCTTATCGTAATGAATTTACACAAAGAGAGTACGTAAGGTTAGGACTTTCTAAAACTATGAATAGTTTACACCGTAAGCGGTTAGCAGTAGATTTTAATTTCTTTATAGATGGTGAATTAACCTACAACAAAGACCGTTTAATGGATCTTGGCGAGTTTTGGGAAGGATTACACAAAAAAAATAAATGGGGTGGTAGTTTCTCTCGATTCATTGATACACCGCATTTTCAAATGTCAGAATAGTTTTTTATGAAAAATCAAATATGTACATCTTGCAATAAATTAAAAGAAATTAAAAGTTTTGAGCATCAAAAAAACAGAAAAAACCCTAGAAAAAAGTGTAAAAAATGCAGAATATCTGAAAGAGTTTATACTGATGAGCAAAGAGAGAGTAGAAAGAAATATGCATTAGAGCAAAGAAATAATCCTGCATATTTTGAGAAATATAAAAATAGTTCCCTACAAAGAAATTACAATATAAATTTATCTGATTATAAAAAAATGCTAAAAAATCAGAAAGAGAGATGTGCAATTTGTAAAAATAAATTTAAAAGCAGTAAAAACACTCACGTAGACCACAATCACAATACATTAAAGGTGAGAGAATTACTTTGTTCAGGGTGTAACGCAGGTATTGGGTTATTAAAAGAAAATATAAAAACACTTAAAAGTGCAGTAGAATACATAAAAAGACACGAATAAATGAAACTACAAAATAAATCTTACATCTTTTTATTAATCTTTTTTTTTGGTGGTTGTGTGGCTCGGAAGTCTACAATTGAGTACAAAGAGCGTATTGTTTTGGACACGATTAAAATTGAAACAATTAAAACAATTATTAAACCAATAAAAGAAACTTTAATAGTTCAGAACCCTTGTGATTCTTTAGGGATTTTAAAGCAATTTGACAAAGAAATTAAGACAGAATTATCTTCTGTTAGGGTTTACAATGATAAAGGAGTTATAAAAGCAGAAATAAACATAGACAGTTTAAAGCAAGTTTTAAGAACCGAATTTAAAAGCAACTACATAGCAAAGACAGACACAAAAGAAGTCGAAATTATAAGGTATAAGTACCATTTATGGCTTGTTTTAACATTAATAATATCAATTTTACTAAATATATTACTACTAAAAGGAAAAGTATTTTAACTAAAAAGCAAAAATGAAAATTCATAAAAATTTAAAAGCACAGGAAGCAGAATTATTAGGATTTCAAGTTAAGCCAAACGAAAAAAATAGAAAGTCAGCACGTTATTATATTACTATTGAAGATAACGAATACATTACGGAATTAAGAAGCACCCCAAATAAGCGAAAGTTTATTGAAACACAAAAGAAATTTGATAAAAGCGGAAACGTTATTTCTTCGGTGCAAAAGCTACAGAGTAAGCCGATAGATATTCCTGAAAACTTCGAGGTAATTAAAGTATCTACTTCTAAAACCACCGGTCAACAATGGGTGCAATACGCTCCAAAAAAAGGTAATAACGAGAATGACTATTTAAAATTAAAAGATGTTATAATTAAGGAGATGAAGACACACGCTCCGAAGTTTCCAAAGTTAAAAAGAGATAAACTAGCAGACGAACACTTACTTGTTATTGACCCAGCAGACGTACATATAGGAAAGCTTGCAACGTCTTTCGAGTGTGGCGAAGATTATAATAATCAAATAGCAGTACAAAGAGTTTTAGAGGGCGTAGACGGCATATTACAGAAGTCTAACGGCTTTAATATTGATAAAATACTATTTATAGGAGGTAATGATATACTACATATCGATACTCCCGATAGAAAAACAAGCAATGGGACTCAACAAGATACTGACGGAATGTGGTACAACAACTTTCTAATAGCTAAAAGGCTATACATTGAAGTTTTAGAGAAATTAATAGGAATAGCAGATGTACACTTTACATTCAACCCGTCAAATCATGATTACACAAACGGTTTCTTTTTAGCTGATGTAATACAAACTTACTTTAAAGACTGTAAGAATATAACATTTGATTGTTCTATTGCACACAGAAAGTACTACACCTATCACACAAACTTAATAGGCACAACGCACGGAGATGGTGCAAAACCGCAAGATTTACCGTTATTAATGGCGCAAGAGAGTAACGAATGGAGTGCTACAAAACACCGGTACATTTATACACACCACATACACCACAAAACTTCTAAAGATTTCGTAGGAGTTTGCGTAGAGAGTTTAAGAAGCCCAAGCGGAACGGATAGTTGGCATCATAGGAAAGGGTACGAACACGCACCGAAAGCAGTAGAGGGTTTTTTACATTCTAAACTAAACGGGCAAGTCGCGCGCTTAACACATATTTTTTAGCCAATAAACACAATTTTACAATATAGTCTTACAACCCTTATTTCGCATAATAAGGGTTTTTACGTGCTTAAAACCACCTTATTTGTAAGTTATTTTGTAAATAAACTGAAAATAAATAGAAATTATAGTGTTTTATATTGTATTGTATTGTATCTTTGAAGAAAAAACAAAGGAACTATGAAAGAATTATTAAGTTTAACAGCAAGTAAATTAGTAGAAAATAATTTTAGCGATGAGTGTATTTTAGCTTGTGGTTCTGTTTTTAAACAAGCATTTATTGAGCAAGGATTTACAAGGGTTCTTTCGAATGAATTTGCTATAGACTCTTTAAAAATAATAATAACCACTTTAAGTAAAATTAAATATGAACTACTGTAAAAACAAACTAGAAAGAAAACCCTTAACACTGTGTAATGTTAAGCAGTGCAATAAGTGTAAGATAAAATAACTATGAATACAGATATATTTTTAACCAAAAAAAAGAAAGTAGATTTAACAAAGTGTTATTTTATGCTATGCAAAAGTATTGGAGGAAGCTTATTACTAAGAACTATTTACACTTCTAAAGTAGATAAATCGGATGTTATATTTCATTACGAAGATGTTAAAAAAATGAATTGCGTATTTGCTATAAAAAACGATAAGAAAACTTGGGATAAGTTTAAAACCTTTAAGGGATTTATAAACAGAATAAATAAAGATTTAATTAAACAAAAATAATTATGGACATATTTAACATTAATTTACCGTCAGACGAAGAGAATAAGAAATTTAAAAAATTAGATTCTTGGTTTGATTTTATGAATAAACAATTCGGAGAAATAGAGGAGAGTAATCACAAGTTACAAGTTAATAATCTTCTTAGTGATAACGATATAAACGCAATAGAATGAGTACAAAATTTGGTATAATAATACCAGCAACGGGCGAAATAGTAGAAGTGGCTTTTAGAAGCAACGGTATTCGATTTACAAACCCATTAGCGCACTTACTACCGAACGAAACAAAAGTAGAGCCGTTAAACAACACCGCACAAGGAATTTACACAATCGAAGACATTAAAAAATCTATATGAATAATTGGAAAGAACGATACGAGAAGTATAAAAAAGGAATGGGCTACAAGAATAAAGACGTTGCAAAACTCTTTAACAAGAATCTAAACGCAATAGAAAAGGCGGTTTCTTGTGTACCTTTCCCTGAATATTTAAAGCCTGTTATTATAACGTATGAGAGTATGTTAGAGAGTGGGCGGATAGTTTATAAAATCTAACGTAATTGTACAACAATTGAACGGATTAAGTGGGCGAGGATTTTCCGCAGGAAAATACAAGCCAACGTAAAAATAGAAAAAACAAAATAGTAATAATATTAGCAACGTTTGATTTATGTACGTTGTTGGTTACTTTAAAAATTATGAAATTATGATAGAAATTTATGGAATTGCAATTATTTTAATAATAGGATTTGTTAAAATATCTTGGACTTTGGATGATATAAAGATAGAATCTAGATACAGCAACACCTTGTTAGAAGAACAAAATAAATTAATAAAAGACAAAAGTAAATAATTTTTATTGTTACCAACTACTTATATCCTCCATTCAATAAATTGAACCATTAAATTACAATATCTATTTTTTCGCTCCAATCTTTAGGAATATCTGCGTCTATTTTATGAATGTAATTCATTAAACCGCTTTCCGAATCGTGCCCTGTAATTGGCATAAGCTGCTGGATTGCTTCGTTAAAAGATAGGTTTTCTTTCGTTCTTAAATATCTAAATAGATTAGTAATATAAGAATGGCGAAAAGAATAAATATTATCTCCTTTTTCTAGAGCTATAGGCGGCTTTTCTAATAACATTCTAACTTTTAAACGTGTAAATCTTCTAGTAATTGTAGAGCGTTTTTGTTGGTCTGTGGCGTTCCATATTTCGGGAATACCTGAAGGCGTAATTAAGCTGCACTCTTTATCATAGCTATCTAAATTCATAGCCTTTAAATCTTGTAGTAAAATAGTAGGTATACGCTTTGTCTTTAATGGCTTGTTTTTGGCTTGGTAATATAATAGTGCATCTTCTAAATTGATATCTTTTATTTTTAGCCTACAAACTTCTACAGGTCTTAAAAAATTATACGCTACAAATTTAACAACTAATAAAAGTAAAGGATCGTTTTCTCTTAAAAAATTGGTAACGTCTTTAAGTTGTTTATTTGAAAGCGTTCTGTTTCTTTTTTCTTGGGTTCGTTCTTTTTCTATGTTTTTTACAAAGTTGTAATCAATTAAAAGAAGCTTCTTTTCCATTACAGAAAATAGCGAAGATAAATCCGCCTTATAATTGTTTCGAGTTCGTGCGGATGTCTTTTTTAAAATCTCGTTAAGGTATTTAATTACTATTTTCCTAGAAACTAACTTTAAATCCTTTCTTTGGTTTTCCTTACCCAAGTACTTTAGAAAGCTAAGTGCAGTTTTTTTATAGTCATTATATGTACTTAACGAAACGGTTAATTTAATTTGCTCCAAAGCAAGTTCTAACGCTTCTTTAATGCTTTTTGGCTTTTCTTTTTCTTCACCACCTAAATTTATAGAATCGTCATTATCAAATGGCGAATAACCGTCTTTTATGAATTCTGTTAAAAGTTTCCGCAATTCTATCAAAGCTTTATGCCTTGCTTTTTTAGTTTTTAAATAATTTACACCGCCTTTGTAATCTTTTTGTCTTTCTAGTTTTCCTGTTTTAGGATTTCTAAAAGCCCAGCGCATAAACCAGCTTTTAGATAAAGCGACCTCTTTTTCTTTTTGGGTTAAAGTTTCCCAGTCTTCAATTTTAACACTTCCCGTGTAAAACCCTATAGAATGATTTTTGCCCATAAAACGGTATTTCTGTAAAGTTTCTTTTAAAGTTTCTTTTTTCTTTTTTTGCATAAAAAAACGGTTTAAAATTAATTAAACCGCTTATTTTAAAGGCTTTGCCTTGTAGCGAAATCGGGATTTGAACCCGAGACCTCAGGGTTATGAATCCGAAAACAAGCGGTTTTTATCGGTATTTAAAAATTAATTAATACTTGCAAAGTCTTACTATGAGAGTGTTTACAGAGTATCTAGGTGTTTATCTATTTTTAGCGTTAAATGTTGAAAAGTTTACTGTAAAGTTTCCGCAACGTTTTTACTTTAATACTGTTTAATTTTTTATATTTGAGTGAAAGAAAAAGCTATTACCCTATGAAAAAGAAACAATCATTCTTGCAAAAAAGAACTATTGAACGTATCGAAAACTTTTGCGGAATTAAAGAACTTACCAAATATCTTAACAGACTTAAAAACAATCAAACCCCAATTAACAAACTTCATATTTTAACAACTATTCAATATTATGAAAGTTTGTATTTATATTACGTATCAGTAGAGGATGATTTTATCGACTATAAAGAAAACGCAATGGATACCGTAAAGTTCTTAAACGAACAAAATCTTTTAAAAGATTGCCAATATTTATGCTTTTTAGTTGACCTTATAAATGATGGCTTAGAATATACTTCTAAAATTAGGCGTTTAGCTTAACTTTTTAACAATTACTTTACTCTCTTTTAATTCCTTAAAAACTGCTTGAATGTTTAAATTATAAAGCATCAAGGCTCTATCGTTTTTACATATTATTTCGTTATTTAACGCGATATCTTCTTTTATAGAGGCTATGGCGTTTTGATTTTCTTTTAAAGTTTGAAGCTGGTTAAAAATAACGTTTAACTTGTCGTCTATTTTTAAATCTCTAAAATCTACGTTTTCGGTTACGTCTACATCTGTAGAAACAGAGTTTGCAAACTGTATTATACCTTTTCTTGTTTTTCTTTGTGGATTATCAATTTCATTATTAAGCACTCTCCTTATACCGCTTTCGTTTAATCCTGTTTGCTTGTGAATTTCGTACGCTTTATAACCTTGCTCTTTTATAATACTTATAGCGTTCTTAAACTCCATATGTTCAGCGTAAAGAACCTCTATATCTTCCTTTACATCCTCTTTAAACAGAAAGGAATGTATCGCATCTATTGTTAAATCTCTAGGGTTTTTACTAGACTTATTTAGTATTTTACCTACTCCAGCCTCTGATACCTTAGTTGCTTTTGCTATACTATAGGCTGAAATGTTGTTTTTTTCGACATAATCAATGATTTCTCTTACTTTTCTTTCTTTATCTAACATATTGGTTTATAGTTAATTAGGGGAGTTATAAAAAATAGTTTAGTATTTTTACTAAATAAGTGTTGTATTACTTAATTAGTTTAGTATATTTGTAGGGGCTACCAACACAAAGGTAGTTTATAATGTAAAGGTATCAAAATAATATCGTTAACAAGTATTCAACAAAAAAAATAAACTATGATTTCAAACAAAAACTTAAAAGACATTTTGTCAAGACAAGAAATTACAAGCTACTCTGGTTACACTTCATTTACTACAGATGAAAAAGAATTAAACTTCTCCGCTTCTTTAGAGAACGCAAAACTTGTTTTTAGTTGTGCAATGTGGATAGGAACGGATGACGAAGAAACGGTATTGACAGAAGAGCAAAAAGATATTATTTACTACACGCTTTTAGCAGCTGCTGAAGAGGAGATAGTAGAAAACGATATAGACCAAGAACACGCATTAACCTTAATATACTCATAACTATGGCAACTACACTAAGCACAGAGCGCACAAAGGAACTTTTAACAAGGCTAATCAGCGATGACTACGAAAAGATAGACTTTGAAATGGATTACATCTACGGTAAGGCAGACGAACTAATAGCACTCGCTTTAAGCTACGGTTTAAATGACCAAGCTAACGCAATGATAAGTAGTAAAAACCTCTAAACATAAAAAATGAAAATCGAAGCATTAAGGTACGAATTAGTAAAAGTAGCAAAAGAAGTGGGTAACCATAAAATAGTTGCAGAAATAGCGGGTATAAGTATCGCATACTTAGCACAAATAAGAACAGGTAAAAACGCCAAGTTAGATACAGACGAAAATATTAACTTATTAAGTGCTTTAATTAAAATCTATAGAAATATAGGTAAGACTAAAATTAACTCTTTAAACAGGGTTTTAAACTAACTAATGACACAATTAGACCAACATATTATAGCAAGTTTAGATTCTCTTTCGGATGAAGGAAAAGAGTTTGCGCGTAAGACGTTGGGAGTGTCAAAGCCAATTAGAAAAAAGAAAGATAATACGATTGCAAAACAAAAGATGTTTAAAGCATTATTTACCTAAAAACAAAGATATGATTGAAATAGGATTAGTAGTAACAATATTAATATCAACGCTAATTATAGTAGGCTATTTATTTAAACTTATAAAAGACGACAAGCTTACAAAAGAAGATATTAGATACATAAGAGGTATGAATGTTCTTAAAAGTAAACAGTCTTATAGTAAAATAGAAATACAAAAAGCACAACAAGACATTGATAGTTATTTAGAATTTAAAAAACAAATAGAAAAGATATGAAAAACATTTATGCAAAGATATTGGCAGCCAAAAAGGAGATTGGTACAATATCAAAAGACAGTAAAAACCCATTTTTTAAGAGTAATTATTTAAGTCTGAACGGTCTTATAAATGCAGTTGAAGATGTATTGCAGAATCAAGATTTGCTTTTGTTACAACCTTTAGGAAATGGCGGTGTAAGTTCTATAATATACGATACCGTTAGTGCGGAGCAAGTGGAAAGTTTTATGATGTTGCCAAATATTCAAGACCCGCAAAAATTAGGTTCTGCAATTACATATTTTAGAAGATACACTTTGCAAAGTTTGTTAGGATTACAAGCAGAAGATGACGACGGAAACCAAGCTTCAAAAAAAACTGTAGTTATACCCTCTGAAAAACTAAAGAAGTGTAAAAATTTAGCGGAGTTACAAAGCGTTTTCTTAGGTCTTACGAGAACAGAACAGACCGCAATGGAAACTTTAAAAAATCAACTTAAAACTACTTTAAATGGGAGCAAGTAAAGAGATGTTTATAGATATGCGAGAGAGAGAATTTACAATTAATACAACCTTAAAAATAAAGGGGTTTAATTTAATAGGATTGGAAAACTCTTTACGCCACGATTTCAATGTTATAGACTTTAAAATTATAGCAGACACCGAGAAACTTTACGCCAATGACGAACAGTTTAAAAAGCTGGTAAAGGCAAAAAAAGAAGCTACTAAGAATTGCGAACTGTATATCAATAGAAACAATGAATGAGATACTTATAAAAATTACAGAATTAATAACAGAGTACGAAAGTGGTAAATGGATTTCTGCTGACAATTTAAAAGTAATGCAAAGGCAATTATCTACAAGTATTTACCACCTAACAAAGCACAATATAGAGGCTTTTAACCAATGGAACGGAATAGTCTACAACGAAACCACAAGTAATGCAAAAGCGGTTACAAAGGCAGACCACGATGTTCCCGAATTAAGAATGACACGCAAAATATTAGAGGCTGCAAGAGGTGTTAGTATAAGTATGAATAGCGAATTATCAATATTAAAAAAAGAATAGAAACTATGATTATTACAAGAGAACAACAAGAGAAGCTAGTAAGTGACTACCACAATGAAAAAGATAGAACAGTAAGCGAACATTTCGCTTTTATTGATGGTATGGGTTCGATGTTTAGAATGGTGGATACAATGCTTATTAAAGAGTTAAAAGAACGTAAACAATTAAATAAATAGAAACAAAATGAGTAAAGATTTGAAAAAAGTAGAGGAAGTAAAAGAAGTTTTAAGCGCAGAGCAACAAAGAGCATTAAGTATTATAATTCAATCGGTTGAAATAGCAACAAAACAGGGTGCTTTTAGTTTAGACGATGCGGTGGTTATTGGTAATGCAAAGAACTTTTTACAGGAACTAATTAAAAAATAAAAATTATGGAAGAATCAGATTGTTGTGGTGCAGATAGATGGCTAGGTACAGATGTCTGCAACGAGTGTAAAGAACACGCAGATTTTATAGAATTCGAGGATTAATAATTAAACAAGTAGAAATTATGGAAGTAGTTGGAAAAATTAAAGTAGTAGGAGAGTTAGAAACATTTGCAAGCGGATTTACTAAAAAATTATTAGTAGTAACCACAGACGACCAATACCCGCAGAATATCGCTATTGAGTTTATGAAAGACAAAATAGACTTGTTAAACGGTTATGCAGTCGGTCAAGACGTGAAAGTGTCTATTAATTTAGGTGGTAGAGAGTGGATTAACCCGCAAGGCGAAGCAAAGTATTTTAACAGTATTACAGGTTGGAGAATTGAAAAAGCAGAGGGCGCACCCGCACCATTTACACCGCCTACAGTCTTAGAAAAAGAAGACGATTTACCTTTTTAGTTTTGTTAGTTTTTTCCCGTGCGTTTTCATAGTTCGCACGGGTTTTTAAACCCCTATAAAAATATGAATACATACGAATGCAGCGACGGTACAAGGCTTAAAAAATCTGTAATAGATAGTTTAGTTAGAAAGGCAAAAGAGCAGAAATTAAGGCAGTTTATAGATGAAAACGGATATGTTTTTTGCGAAGAGTGCAAAGTTTCAAACGCTTTTAAATTTGACTGCTCACACGATTTAAGTGTAAAGAAATGCCAGGAGAATGGAACTACAGAACTAGCGTTCGATGTTAATAATATTTCAATACTATGCAGAAAGTGCCACCAAATTAAAGACAAACTCTATTGATTTTAAACATAAAAGCATTAAGCGTAAACCAAGCGTGGCAAGGCAGAAGATTTAAGACGAATAAATACAAAGCATTTGAGAAAGAAATGTTATTCGTGCTGCCAAATCTAAAGATAAAATTTAAAGGAGATTTAAAGGTTACAATACATTACGGTTTTAGTTCAAAATTAAGCGATATAGACAACCCCACAAAATTAGTACTAGATATACTATGTAAAAAATACGGGTTCGATGACAGGCAGATTTATGAGTTAAACCAAACTAAAGAAATTGTAAAAAAAGGAAAAGATTTTATATCAATTGATGTAAAAGAATTATAAAAAAAAACAACTATGAAACTAACAAAAAGAAAAGGCTTTAATTTCTTCAGAAGTTACTTCGATGTTTATAACGAATTAGAAAAAGATTCTGATAAAGTTGCTTTTATAGATGCGTTATTAGGTAGGCAATTCTTAGGAGTTAAACCCGAAAACTTAAAAGGGATGGCAAAGTTTGCGTACATATCTCAAACTAACAGTATTGATAGCCAGGTAAGGGGTTACGAAGATAAAACAAGGACTAAATTAAACCCCTTAGAGGTAAATAATTACACCCCATCTGTAGGGGGTTCGGTAGGGGGTAAGGTAACCCCTCCCCTACAAGTAGAAGAGAAAGAGAAAGAGAAAGTAAATAATAATACTACTGTGCCTTTGCAAAAAGCAAAGGGGTTGATTGATTTTGATTCTTTGTTAATGTTCTTAAACTTAAAAACTGGTAAAAACTTTAGAATAATAAACAAAGCCACACGCCAAAAATTTAATGCAAGGCTAAAAGACAAATACACAAAAGAAGATATTAGAAACGCAATTACAAACGCCTGTAAAGATACTTTTCACAAGGAGAACGGTTTTAAATATTTAAACCCTGAATATTTCAGTAGGTCGCAGACGTTGGATAGTCACGCTTTTAAGAAGATTAACGGAGTAATAGCAGCAGAAGTAAACCCATATTTTCCTAAAAACTAAAAACGATGAGCAACACAAAAAAACTAGCAAACGAGAAAGAGTTTAGAAACGTTAAAAAAGCGGGTGAAAAATTGCTATGGCGTTTATTACCAGATAAGTCAGGTCAGTATAAAGCGTTTAAGCCTAATGAGAACGATTCTAACGCAATTAAATCTATTTTAGGTATGATTAATAGGATTGAAAAAAATAACGTCGCAAACAACACCCTTTTTGCAAAGCTTTATATTAACTTTTTAACGCAAGAAATTAGATATCACGGTACAACGGTTTTTGATGAAACCATTTTCGCAATTGTAAACGCAAAATTAGACTACTCTTTAGACTCTTATTATGCAGCTTTTGTAAATGATTTACACGGCAACCAATATAATAAAATTGTAACAGATGAAACTGAAAAAGAGCAGTTAGAAACTGTTAAAATGGCACAACAATTTAAGCAGACTTTTAGCCACGATTTTATAGCACCAAAATTAAACGAAGCAATTAACCACGCAATTTTAAACCTCTCATAATGTTCAACTTAAACGAAACACCACAAGAACCAAAAGAGCAAATAGATTACTCTAAATATATTGTTAATTCTGATAGTATAAACAGTAGCGTACAAGCGTTTTTTAATGGCGAAATTAAGAAAGGTTATGGTATTGGAATACCTTGTTTTGATGAGTATTTTGTATGTAAAGAAAATGAATTATACGCACTAACAGGAAAGAAAGGAGAGGGTAAAACCACAATTAATCAAGCGATACAAATAATGCAATCTATTGTAAATGGTTTAGTGTGGGTTTGTGCTTACCAAGAAAACAAAGACTACTCCCAAAAGATAAATTATTTAGACTATTTACTTGGAGAAAGTGCAAACAATGTAAGGTTGAAAAACCCTGAATTATACAACAAAGCAAGTCTTTGGATTGACAAACATTTTATCTTTTTAAAGTTAGAAGATATAAGCACCGCTTTAGAGGTAACAAAGCATTTAATAGATTCAGGTGTAGAAGTTCACGCTTTAGTATTAGACCCTATCAACTCTTTTATAAGTGGATTTAACACAACAGGCAACGGTTACTCTGACGGAGTAGAAACCGCAAGAAAGGTGCAAAGGTTTGTAGAAGATTACTGTACGGTTTACGTTTCTCAGCACCCTAATATGAGAGCGCAAAGAGAAGATAAACCTGTAACTTCTTACGATGCAGAGGGTGGATGGTGGAATAATAAAGCAGATACAACGTGGGTTATTAATAGAGAAAAAGGAACGTCTTTAAATAATATAGGAATAGAGAATGTAAGAAATAAACATACAGGAGGGAATAGAACAGACCCAGAAAACCCTTTAATTATTGATTGGGATTTTTGTATTATAAATATAATAAAAGGCGGTGAAAAATATCAAAATGTAATACAATATTTAGTACGAAAACACAACCCTTTAAACTTTGACCACGAATATTTAGAAGAAACAAAAGAGATAATAACAGTAGAGCCAGCGGAAGCGTTTGACGTACCATTTTAAAAAGTAAGATATGAACACACAAGAAAAATATAACGAGTTAATGGAAGCAGCAGAAGAAAGAATGAACATTATAGGACAAAATGGAAACGATGGTTTGGTATACGAAGAGCCAAGCCAATACCAAAAAGACCTACAGAAATACTATTCTAAAATAGGCTTAGACGTTGTTAGCGATGTTGCATTCCCAAAAGAAGAAAACAAATACAAGGTGAAGTGCAAAGGTGTAGAGATTGACGTGTACGATGTTCTATGGGCGTTTGATGTTATAAACCCAGCAATTCAACACGCAATAAAGAAATTATTAAAAGGTGGCGAAAGAGGATATAAAGACGAATCACAAGATTACAAGGAAGCCGTGCAAAGTATTAACAGAGCAATAGAACTTATAAAAGAATGAGATTCACAATAAATAAACTATTCACAGAATTGTTTTTGAGTTACAGAACCACACAGACAGAGTTCGGACACCTTACAGACACAAATAAAAACACGGTACACGATTGGATCAAAGAAAAGAACCAAATAAAATTTAGCAAACTAGAAGAAATCTGCAAAGAGTTAGGTTTAAAAGTTGAAATAAAAATATCAAAAATATAAAATGAGCGAACACCAACAACAATTACAAAGGTGCTTTATATTAATAGACCTTTTAATACAAGAAATAGACACGGTAACAGAGAAGCCTTTGCCTATGACAGTAACGCTAAGAGAACGCTTAGAACTATCGCAAGAAACGCTTATAGAGCTATTCGAAGACGTGTACGCAAAAAGCAATATAAAACGCACTTCGTTCTTTCAAACGGTACAAGAAAAAGTAAACTACATAATTAACATTCAAGAAAAAAAATTATTTAAGATATGATTAGCAGAAAAGAAATTATAGAGGTTTTAAAAAAGGATATTAGCAAAGCGTTTGGAGTAGACTTTAACGAAACAACAAACAAAAGCAGAAAAAGAGAATTTGTAGATGCTCGGTTAGTATTCGCACAAGTGTGTAGATATCATTTAAAGATGAAATACAGACAGATTGGCGAATTGATAAACAAAGACCACGCTACAATAATACACTATCTAAATAGCTACGATGGGCATTACAAATATGATTCTGTTTTTAAAGAGAACGTAGATAAATTAGTTATAGACGACTATTTAATAACGGATGACTTACTAATAAACCACGAGTTAAAAAGACTAGAGTTAAAAGTGCATAATCTAAAAATGCGTTTAAGCGATACAAAAGAAGTAGAAAAGTACAAGGCGAAGCAATTAATAAACAACGTTTTAAACTCATACAATATTTTAGGGCTTAGCAATCTGCAAAATAATTTAATTATAATGCCTAGTTAAATAAACATAACTTCTTAGTATCACAAAGGGCGCAATAAGAAACCAAGCTACTTAATTAGGGTGTAGAATGGTGGGTGTTACCGATGTATACTAAGAAGTTTTCATTTATTTACAAACAAAACAGTACTTTACAATACAAATAGATTACCTTTATATCGTAAAACACCCCTTATGTTCATATATCGAATAAAGAGAAACGGAGTTCACCACGATTATTCTATAGAGTATAGTTGTAAGGCTTTGGCTCTAAAATGGTATAAAGAGCAAGGTAAGGAGTTAGCAAAGTTAAGTAATAGAGATTTAATACTTTTTAATAACAGTTTAAGAGATAGATAATGGCACACCCTACAAGAATTTTCCACAAGCCTGAAGAGATAGAAAAAGCCTTTAACGAATATAAAGAAGATATAAAGGAACAGTCTAAAGAATGGTTAAAAATTCAGTATGTAGGTAAAGATGGTGAGAGAAAAGCTGATGGGCAAAAAGTACCCTTAACAATGGAAGGATTCGAGCGTTTTTGTTATGATAGATACGGAGTTGTAGAGCAATATTTTAAAAATCAAGACGGTTATTATGATGTCTTCATTCCTATCTGTTCGCGTGTAAGAAAAGAAATAAGAGAAAACCAAATAACAGGCGGTCTTTTAGGTTTCTATAACCCTAGTATTACACAACGTTTAAATAGTTTAGTAGATAAGACGTCTACGGAGTTAAGTGGTGGTTTGAATATTCCAGATATTCCTGATATTAGTGAAAGAAAATAAATATCTATATACGAGAGCTTACTTTAAGATTTTAGACCTTATAAAATCGAACCCTGACGAGAACGTATTTGTTATTCGTGGCGGTCAAGGTGCTTCTAAAACGGTTAGTATAATACAACTTTTAATACAATCTTTATGCTCAAAAACCCAAGAAGCTACTATTCTTTCTTCTGAACTCTCTAAAATGAAGAGAACGGTTATAAGAGATTACAAAAAGATATGTAAAGACTGGGGTGTATTAGATAACGAATACGATTTTAATAAGTCAGAAAGCAAACACGAATACTTTAACGGTTCTTATTTAGATTTCTTAGGTGCAGATGTAAACGATGTAGGTAAGGGTTTTAGACGTGATATTCTCTATATCAATGAAGCGGATAAAATGGATGTAGATACTGCGGTTCAGTTTATATCTAGGGCTGGTCTAACATTAATAGATTACAACCCCGATGCTCTTTTTTGGGGTGACGACTACATAAACGAAAACAACTTTATAACATTAACATTTGAAGATAATGAATACTTAGCAAGTAGCGAAGTTAAAAGTATTTTAGACTACAAGCAAAAAGGCTTTTTCGATACTCTTTTACCTACTGAAAGTTTATTCTCTGATGGTAACGTTAAGAATAAATATTGGTCTAACAAATGGCGTGTTTATGGCTTGGGGTTAGTTGGTAATTTAGACGGTGTAGTGTTTGATAATTGGAGTATTATTAGTAGCGTTCCTGACGGTGCAAGATTGGTAGGTATTGGTTTGGATTTCGGTTATACAAATGACCCAACGGCTGCAGTTGAAGTATATCAATACGAAGGTAAGAGGGTTTTAAATGAAATAGTATACAGAACAGGAATGCTTAACCACGACATAGCTAAGGTATTACCTATGAATACTTTTGTTTATGCGGATAGTGCAGAGCCTAAGTCTATTGAAGAGATAAGAAGGACTGGGGTTAATATTATGCCTGTTACTAAAGGTGCGGATTCTATTATTTTTGGTATTCAAACGATGCAAACACAAGAGTATTTAATAACATCTAAGTCTAAGAATGTTTTAAATGAGTTTCAAAAATACATTTGGCAGAAGGATAGGAGAGGAGACACACAGAATAAACCCATTGATAAATACAACCACGCAATAGATGCAATAAGGTATCACGAAATGATGGACATAGGCGTTAACAACAAAGTATTCTTTTTTTAAATTAACATTATAGATTTTAATGATTATTTTTGTTTACAGTATAAATTATAACTATTAGATGGGATTATTTTCAGATATATTTAAGCGAGGTAACACGACAAACAAGTATAATCAATCATTCTTTAAATGGATGGGTGGTAATGGTAGTGCCTACGATACTAATGCGGTATCTTACATAGAGAAAGGGTATAATATAAACCCTATTGTTTATAGTGTTATTGCACAAATGGCTACAAAGACTTCTTCTGTGCCTTACACTATTAAAAAGATAGAATCTAAAGAGCAAAAGAGAAAGGCGGACAGACTTGTTAAGGCTACAGGTTACGACCTAACACCACAACAACAAGCAAAGCAATTATTAATAGAAACTAAAGCATATTCAGACGAAGAGTTAGATATGCCAATCGTTAAGCCAAACCCTTTGCAAACGTGGAGCGAATGGTTAGAGTTATACAAAACATTAATTAGATTAACTGGTAACGTTTATATCTACAAATTAAGTGTAACAGAGGGCGCAAACGCTGGTAAAATACTAGGTGTTTACTTGCTACCTTCTCATTTAATGAATATTGTACTAAAACAAAACGCTGATTTAATGAGTTTAGAAAGCCCTATTAGCGGTTATAAACTAATTAGCGGAGAAACGGATGTAACATTCACAGAAGATGAAGTAACGCATATAAAGTATGCTAATCCAAACTATGATACTGACGGCTCACACTTATACGGTTTAAGCCCATTAAGAGCAATCTTAAAGAACATTGAAAGCTCTAACACCGCTTTAGACCTAAACATTAAAACAATGAATAACGGTGGCGCTTTTGGTTTTATACATTCTAAAGGGCAAACACCGTTAACATCTGACCAAGCGAAAGGAATTAAGGAGCGTATTAAAGATTCTTTTAACGATAAAGATAAGTTAAGCCAAATAATGGGCGTATCGGCTGAAATTGGTTTCACTAGAATAGGTATGACTACAGACGAATTAAAGTTGTTTGATTACTTAAACTTTGACCAAAAGCAAATATGTAACGCGTTAGGTTGGTCTGATAAGCTACTAAATAATGATGCTGGTGCTAAATACGACAATGTAAACCAATTCCGTAAGCAAGTTGTAGTAGATAATATTATACCAGATTTAAACCTCTTAACAGAAGCTTTTGATACGGATATTTTACCACATTTTAAAGGCTATGAAGATACTTGTTTAAAGTTTGAGTATTCAGAACTGCCTGAAATGCAACAAGATTTAACCGAAATGATAAACTGGATAAAACCAGCTATAGAGATTGGTTTAATTAATAGAAACGAAGGTCGTAGTTTTATGAAGCTATCAGTTTCGGATAACGAGCAAATGAATGAAATTACCGTAAACACAGATATACTAACGTTAGAACAGGCTTTAGACGATTTTCCTAGTGTAGATGGCGGTTTATGATAAAACAATACAGAAAGCAATGGTTAAAGTGGCACGGCTCTTATGAGAATAAAGTAAGGGTTATATTTCAGCGAACTTTTAAAGAGATTGCCAACGATATACCATTTGACAAAATGAGTGTAAACACTTATAAAGCCTACTTAGAAACTCATATTTCTAAAGAAAAGATACTAAAATCTTACGTTAAAGTGTATGAGGAAGTCGGTACTGTTCACGGTAAAAGAATAGGTAAGCAAATAAACAAACAAATAAACCAAAAGAATTTTACGATTGATGGCTTTTTAAGCGAGTTTCAAAAGACTTTAATGCAATGGCTTGTTAAGAATGGTGGGCGTAGAATCGTAAGCGTTAGGCGTAGTTATGCAGAGTATTTAACGCAGATAATAACCAAAGGAATAGAAGACGGTAAGTCTATGGCTTTAATAGCTTCTGATATGCAGAAAACTATTAAGAGCAGAAACTTTTACAGATGGCAATCGTTAAGGATAGCACGTACCGAAACTACTGCGGCATCAAATTACGCTGCTACTGTATCTTCGTCAGTTAGTGGTGTTCTTATGGATAAGGTGTGGATTAGTGCGTTAGATAAGCGTACAAGAAGAGCGCCTAAAAGCAGTTACGACCATTACGCAATGAACCGAGTTAGAGTTCCTTTAGATAAACCTTTTAACGTAAGCGGTGAGAATTTAATGTTTGCGGGTGCGCCTTTAACGGTTGAAGGTAACAGAACGTCAGGCGGTAATGTTATAAATTGTCGTTGTTCCATTGCACAAGTTGTAAGGAGAGATAGCGATGGTAATATTATGCTTTCAGGTGCTAATAAACCTGTTTCGAGTGGGTTTGTTAAGCCTATTGTACGTACTGTTAAACCTAATTTAGGTACTGTTAATCCTAATGTATTTAGAGCAGCTAAAACATTAAAAGAAGCAGAAGATAGAATGTTATCTACTGGTAGTGTAAAAAATGTAAATTTAAAAGGACTTAAAAAAGAAGAGTATAACGAGGTTTTAAGAATATTTGAGAAAGAAAATAAGTTTTCTAAAATGAATTTAGATTCAATAGTAACGTATAGAAATGCACGAGATGGTGCTAACGCATTATACTCTCCGTCTAATAATAAAATTGCTTTAAATATTTCTAATTTAAGAAAAAGGGTTAAAAATGATATCGTATCTTATGAAAATCAACTATTAAAGTATGATAAAATGCTTACAGATTACAAAGATAATTATGTCGGAAACGTAAGATATAACCAAAGACAAGTAATTACTAGAATGAACTCGTTAAAAAGGCGTATTAATGTAATAGATAGAAAAATTAAAGACGGAGAAAAGGCAAGATATTGGAGTATTTCAAGTTCTTTTGAAAATCAAATAGATGCTTTAGGTTCTACTTTTACTCACGAAATAGGGCATTACAGACACTTTAAACAATTAGGTGAAACTAGGTTTTTAGGATATAGCAAACTTAGAAGTGTTTCTGAATATGGTAGAACGAATGATAAAGAGTATTTAGCGGAATGGTACACGCATTATAGATATTTTGGAGAACAGGGAGTGCCAGAAGTATTATTAAAATTATTTAAATCACTATAAAATGTTAAACAATAGATGTATTAGTTGTAGTAATTATTTAGGTGACTTGTCTTGTATGGCTTTTGATAAAATACCTAATGCAATATTGCAAGGAGAAAACAATCACACAGAACCATTAAAAAACCAAGATAATGATATTGTATTCGAATCAATATAAATAACATTTGTATCGTAAAAGGTATAAATATTATTTATTAATATCGCATTTGCTATAAATTCTATTTATATTTGTGTAATTATGAGCAAACAAATGAATTTTAAGCAAATAAGTTTCGACCTAAAGGACTTAGACGAAACAAAAGGAGTTATTAAAGCGTATGCAAATGCCTATAATAATGAAGATTCCGACAAAGATATTTCTGCAATGGGTTCTTTTACTAAGACAGTAAAGGAAAACTACAAGCGTATTAGGGTGTTAAAAGACCACAACCCTAAAGATATGATAGGCGTTCCCTTGAATATAGATACCGAAGATTCTTACGGGCTACTTACAACTACTCAATTCAATATGAATAAAGAGATGGGTAGGGATATGTTTACAGACGTTAAATTAATGCACGAAAACGGCTTAAATGCTGAATTGTCTATTGGTTATAACGTAATACAAAGAGATGTAAAGAATAAATCTATTATTACAGAATATAAGTTAATGGAGTATTCTTTTTTATCTAGTTGGGCAGCTAATGAGTTAAGCACCGTGCAAGATATAAAGAGTATTAAAAGTACTTACGGAATACTAGAACTAATAGAGAAGTCTTATGACTTGGACTATTCAGATACAAGATTAAAACAGATTGAAGCATTACTAAAATCACTTACTAGTACAGAGCCGTTGATTATTGACACTCCTAACGTTGAGCCGATGAATGCAAAGTTAATAAGTGAATTTATACAAACATTAAAACATTAAACAATGGAATTAAAAGAACAATTAGAAGCGCTAACTCTAAAATTAGAGGGCAAATCTCAAACAGAAGTAAAGAACGCAATAGAAGCGTTTGAAGTAAAGCATAGTGAAGCGTTATCTTTAGAAACTAAAGCAATCAAAGAAGAGTTTGCGTTAGAATTGAAAAAAGTACAAGACCACGCAGATAAATTAGACGTAAAATTACAGGCAAAAATGAAGAGTGAAGTTAAAAACGTAGACAATATTAAGTCTGCAATTATGGAAAGTGGTAACGAAATCAAAGGATTAAGTAACCAAAAAGTACAAGTTAAAGCAGTAGGAGATATGTCTACGGCTAACTTAACAGGAGATGAGCCAAGAAGTTATAATTATGATATTGTTGCTTTTCCTTCGCAGAAAGTAAATGTATCTGACTTAGTAGGTTCTGTAAACATTGATGGCGGTACTTATACCTATACCAAAGAAACAGGTTCAGAGGGTTCTATTGGAGCGCAAACAGAAGGAGCAAGTAAGAACGCAAAAGATTATGACTTTGCTACTGTAGACGTTGCAACTGACTTTATCGCTGGTTTCGCAAGGTATTCTAAGAAAATGAGAAACAACCTTTCTTATATCGCTTCTGCAATTCCAGATTTATTAAGAAGAGATTACTTTAAGGCTGAAAACGCTGCATTTAATGCTATTTTAGCTTCTGATGCAACTGCTTCGTCTGAAATTATCACAGGAAAGACTAAGGTAGAGATGTTAGTAAATGAAATCTCTAAATTAGAAGATACAGATTACGATGTAACTGGAATAGTTGTAAGACCTTCTGATTACTACAGTATTTTAAAAACTCCTAAAGATGACTTAGCTGCTATCGTATCTTACGAAGGTGCAGTATTAAGAGTAAATGGTATTCAGTTGTTAAAAGCTACTTGGGTAGGTGCTAACAAGTACTATGTAGGAGATTGGTCAAGAGTTAACAAGATTAACACAGAAGGACTTTCTTTAGAGTTTTCTGATGTTGAAGGGACTAACTTTGTTAAGAACAATATTACCGCAAGAATAGAGAGCCAAACGGCTTTAGCAGTAGAGCAGCCTTTAGCGTTGATTTACGGAGATTTTACGGCTACTGCATAAGTAGAATAGTAATATAGTAAGAAAGCCCTTTCGTTAAATCGTTAGGGCTTTTTTTTCATATATTTACATAAAAAAGATATGAAAAAGTTACTGTTTATTATTGGATTTATTACGCTAATTGGTTGCACGGAAAATACTTATATTACAGAGTTAGAAGAAATAGAGGTAGAGAACCCTGTAAGCGATTGCTGGCGTATTATTTCAGCTAATAGTGGTAATCCTCAATGTGAAACGAGATTGAGTATAACCGTAGTTCGTGCTGACCTTTTCGGTACTCGAGACGCAAGAGGTTTACTTATTTGTGTTACTAATTCAGAATACACTATAGATAACTTTCGTTTAGGTCAAACTCTTTGTGATTTATCAATATACAACTAACCAACTTTACACACCTATTAAAGCCCTGTCATTAATTTGATAGGGTTTTTTTTACACTTGGTTTTTTTATATCGTATATTTGAGTAATATATCGTAATACGCACGTAATTACGAGATAAAAACATTAAAATGATTAAAATAATAAAGGATATTTTTAAGTTAAGTGAGCAAAAATCTTATAAAATAGGAGATGTAGCAGACTTTGGAGATAAAGACAACAAAAGACTAATAAGCGAGGGCGTAGCGGAGTTAATAGTAAAAGCAACAAAAGAGCGCAAAAGAACGATTAAAACAAAGTAATGGCATATTTAGATATCATAACGTTAGCAGATGCTAAAACATACCTTAGAATTGACGACACGTTAACAGAAGACGATGCGCAAATTACTCGAATGATTAAGGCTTCGCTTTCGCAAATTGAAAGGGTTACTAATTATATTCTGTTTGCACGTTCTAAAAGCTATGTCGTAGATAATTCTATTGTAAATGTATATGACTATCCAATTAATAGCCTAACAACACCGACAACGGCTACAAGTGTGGAGCGTTCTATTTATACAACTTACACAACAACGTTAAGCACGGATTTAAATGTGGTTTTAAACGTTGGTTATGCTGATACTATAAACGTACCAAGTGATTTAATTGAGGTTGCTTACGAAATGATAGACTTAATGTATTATTCGCCCGAAACAGGCAAAAGTATAAAAGCAGATTTATCGGAGTTATCTAAAATGATTTTAGGCAATTACACAAGATTTTTTATCTAATGAGAAGCAGAAAGTTAAGCAAACGTATAGAAATATGGCAAACGTCTAATGTATCGGATGGTTTTGGCGGTAATACTGTAGCAGAAACTTTAATAACGTCTTCGTGGGCTGAAATTATAACGCTTAACGATGTAAATAGAAGCACGGATATAGGAATTACCAGCGCAACAAACACAATTAAAGTAAGATTTCGTAAAAGAAACGATATTACTTACAATGGTTTAAATCAATATTTAAAATACAGAGGGTTTAAATACATTATAAAAAATCAACCTTTTAACGTTAGTTTTAGAGATGACATTATAGAGATTATAGCAACTAAAGAGGAGTTAAGGAGTGTTACGCAAATAGAGCCGATATAATGTCAGATAAGAGCGTAAAAGGGCTAGTTAAGGTGTTAAAAGACTTAGAGAAGTTCGGGAAAGAAGCTGATAAAGGAGTTGAAATAGTTACAAAGGCGGTTTCTATGGATATTGTTGCAGATGCGAAGGCTTTTGCACCTAAAGATTACGGTAAGTTAGCCCAAAGTATAATTTATACTAAAGTAGAAGAGGCTGATTACAAGGTAGTTGTACACGCTCCTTACGGTGCTTATGTAGAATTTGGAACTGGTAAAATGGTGCAAGTGCCAGCAGAATTAAAAGAGATTGCAATACAGTTTAAGGGTGCAGGCGTTAAACAAATTAATTTACAACCTAGACCGTATTTATACCCAGCTTTTGTAAAAGGGAGAACACAATATTTAAAGGATTTAAAACACCTACTAAAAACATTAACAAATAAATATGATTAAGCAATTACCAGACAAATACATACGCAAAGCGGTCTTTAGTGCCGTTAATAATTTGGTGGTTGATACGTTGACCATACCCGCGTTTGATAGTAGGGTTTCAGGCAACACAATACCGCAACACTTTATACTAATGACAACACAAACGAGCCAAGTAGACCAAATGACTAAATGCGGTGATGTTTGGCAAAGTTCTATTTTAATAGACGTTGTAACTACGTATGATGGTAGCGGAAACACTGGTAGCCGTTTATTATCTGAAAACATAATAGATGCAGTACGAAATGCTACAAATAACTTAGTTTTAGACGTAGATAGTGGATTAGTAGTACAGAAACAAATACAAGATTTTCCTAATGATATTGTTACCATTACGGAAAACGAGAATATATTTAGAAAGTTAATGCGTTTAGAATTAACCATTAACTAACTTAACCCTATACTTTTCCTCGAAGTATGTTTTTTCTTTTTTAGCTTTTTTTTCCTCACTATTAATTTAGTGAGGTTTTTTATTTATGCAGTAGTTTTATTGTGTTAAAATTAATTCATTACCTATAAGTGTGAAGTATAGGTTTTGTAATTGGTGTACGTGTTTTAAATTAGGAATAGTTATACATTGTTTTCCTTGAATTAATATTAATGAATTTCTAACATATCTAATTCTGTATGCTATTTCATTCCTACATAAATACACTTTCTTTAAATCCCAAGTAAACCCAAACTTCAACAACCAATCTTCTGTTAATGGTATAGTTTCAATTTTAGATAGTGGGGTTTCTTTAAATTTATAAATATCACAATAAACATTTTCTTTAGTCAGTGATTTAACTATTAAGATGTTTTTAGTGTCTGTTAAATAGTTTCCAATCCTTAATTCGTTTGCTTTCATCGTTTTTATCCTTTTTAAGCAAATATAGTAAAAACCACCACAATACAAAACTTATTTCATAGTATCGCAATGGGTATAAATTATAGTTATTAATATCGCATTTGGTATAAATTATATTTATCTTTGGTATATAATTATAAAAATATACAAAAATGAGTACTTTTATTAAAGGCGATGCCGTTATTCTATCTATCTGGGATGGTTCAGCTTATTTACCAGTAGGTTGTTTAACCTCAAACTCTTTAAGCGTTACAAGAAACGTAATTGAAGCACAGACTAAATGCGCACCTAGTCAGATTATTAGACAAGCGGGTTCGACAAGTTCAGAAGTTTCTTTCGAAGCAACTTATATTAAAACAGATGCAACAAAAACAGACTTTAACGCACTTTTAGATTTTATAAACGTTGCGCAAGGAACTACACAAGATTGGAAAATGACAAGCGACCAAGATGCGCCTGTAGCTTACTATGGCTCTGCGGTTTTGGCTGACTTAGAGATTTCTGCTGCTGCTGGTGACGAATTTGCTACTTATAGCGGAACGCTACAAAATAGCGGTTTAATTGTAACTGTAGATCCTAACGCATAATGACAAATAAAATAAAGCTAAATTTTGAGGGTAAAGAACTGGGTTTTCATTTCGGACTGGGTTTTTTAGGTGAGTTATTGGATAGTTTAGACTGTTCTATTGATGAATTGGATGCGAATATTAAAAATAATCCTTTTAAGGTCATTCCTAAATTAATGTATACTTCTTATGCTTATAATCTTGAGAGAGAAGGCAAAGAAGTTGCGTTAAAACTGTATGATTTTATAGACTTATTAGATAGTGTTGGCGGTGTAGCTTCTGACGGCGTTAGTTTGTTTTTAGATGCGTTTAGTAACAGTATGACAAAAGACGTACCAGTAGCAAAAAATAAAATTCCAACGTCGGGAAAGAAGAGAGCGAACCCAAAGAATTAGACTGGGCAAGTGATATAATTTCTTTCGCTTTAGGAGAACTAAATACTCCGTCTTTGTCTTACGTTTACGATATGACGTGGGCGGAGTTTTGTATTAGGCAACACGCTCACAGACGAATAGAAAAAAACGAATGGTATAAGGTTCGTGAGATGGCTTACGCTTCATTAATAGGTTCTCATATTGACCCTAAGAAGTTACCTAAATCTAAAGATAAGTTTATTCCTTTAGACGGTGAAAGTAACGCAAAAGGTCTAAGCGATGTTCATAGGAATGCTATTTTAAAGGCTCAAAAACAATATAATAAAAAATAGTAATGGCAGAATTAAGCGTAGAGATATCCGCAAAAATTGACAGGTTATTATCGGAGTTAGGTAAAGCAAAAAAAGCTTTAGGCGGTATCGGTGCGGCTGCTGAAAAACTCACAGACAAGTTAAAAAGAGTTGGAGAGAAAATGGGTAGAATAGGTAAGTCTATGGCTACCTATTTAACGTTGCCTTTGTTAGCAATTGGTGGCGCTGCTATCAAAATGTCTTCGGATTTTACAGAAAGTTTAAATAAAGTTGATGTAGCTTTTAAAAGTTCTTCTAAAGAAGTACGTAAATTTGCAAAAACAACTTTAGAAACTTTTGGTATTGCAGAGGGTACTGCCTTAGATATGGCTGCACTTTTTGGAGATATGGGTACTTCTATGGGTATTCCAACAGATAAGGCGGCTATTTTAGCGACTTCTTTAGTTGGTTTGGCTGGAGATATGTCATCTTTTAAGAACATTAACATTAAAGAGGTTACAACGGCTTTAAATGGTGTTTTTACAGGTGAAACTGAATCTTTAAAAAGAATGGGTATTGTAATGACAATAGCCAATCTAAAAGCTTACGCACTTTCAAAGGGTATATCTGGTAACATTGAAGCAATGACACAGGCACAAAAGGTGCAACTTCGTTACGCTTATATTTTATCAATAACTAAAAATGCACAAGGAGATTTCGCACGGACTAGCGATGGTTCTGCCAATCAAATGAGAATCTTTACGGAATCCGTAAAAGAGCTATCCGTAGCTTTTGGTGAGATATTATTACCATATTTTACTAAGGCAATTACCTACGTAAACAAATTAGTAAAAGCATTTACAAATTTAAGCCCAACCACAAAAAAAATAATAGTTGTAGTCGCTGCTTTGGTGGCGGTTGTCGGGCCTTTGTTAATTGGCTTAGGGTTTTTATCAACTACAATAATACCCGCATTAATTACAGGCTTTACAATTTTAACTGGCCCTATAGGGTTAACTATTGCTGCTATAGCTGCTTTAGGTGTTATAGTTTACAAGAGCTTTGATGCTATTATTGTGAAAGTGGCTGAATTTTATAATTCTTTTGTAGACGTTTATAATCAAAGTGCTTTATTAAGAGGTATTATCGCAGCGATTGGATTACAGTTTAAAAACGTTTGGACACTTGCAAAATTTGCTTTTAAGAGTATTTGGGCTTATATGAAAAGCTTTGGCTCTAATGTTATAAATTTATTTAAAAACATAGGTAAGGTTATAACTGGGGTTTTAGGTTTAAATCCAGCAAAAATAAGCGAAGGAATAATAGGTGCTAAAGATATTATAACTAAAGGTTTATCTAATATAGGTAAAGAAGTTTCTAAATACGCTAAAGAAGCAGGTGATGAAATAGGCGTAAATATTGCAAAGGCTTTAGATGAAACAGTAAACGGAGAGTTAAAACATAAAACACCACAAGAGATAAAGAAAAGTTTAACTTCTTTAGGAAACTCACTAAAAGAAACTGCAAAAGAAGTAGGTAATTCTATAGGTATTTCTTTAGCAGACGGAGTTACAGAAGGCTCAACTAATGGTAGAAGTAAGACAGTAGGATTGAATTTAGATGGTTTATCAAGTGGCGTTAATTCAGAGCCTTTATCTTTACCAATGATGCCTTTAATTGATACCGAACAGTTTGATATGCAAGCTGCATTAATGAGGGAAAAGGCACAACAATTTAGTGATGGTGTTTCAAATATATTACAAAATGGTGTTTTATCTACATTTGAACAATTAGGTAATAATATAGGGATGGCGCTAGCAAATGGCGGTAATGTAATTCAAGCTTTTATGGGTACTATTCTTAGTGCAATGGGAAGTACATTACAGAAATACGGTTCTTTGGTGGTTGCAGCGGGTATTGCAAGTGAAGCTTTTTCTAAATCTATGAAAAACCCTTTCGGTGGTGGTATTGGAGCTATAATAGCTGGTACTGCATTAATAGCAATAGGTGGTGCAGTAAAGTCTTTTAGTGGTGGTTTAGGTAAGGGGTCATCTAGCGGTGGTTCTTCGTCTAGGGGTTCAGGTGCTAGTGATTTTAGCGGTTCAAGTAGCGGTGGAAACTTTGGTGCTTCAAGTGGTTCTAGCGGTCTACAGAACGTAGTATTCGAGATACAAGGCACAAAATTAGTAGGTGTGTTAAGTAACACACTTTCAAGGAATAGAAGTTTAGGTGGCTCTTTAAGTTTGACATAATATATGAAAAAATTACAATTAAGTTTTATTAGCAGTTTGCAGCTAAATAACAGTATTATAGTTACTTATAGCGTAGGGGGTGTTAATGGTGATTTAATAGAAACATTTGTAGAGCCTGAAAATGCTAGAGCCTTTCATCCAGGAATAAATGAATCTACAGAAATACTTGCTATTAATTACGCTAATAGATTTAGATTCGATTATAATGCTGACATCTTTAAAGGTGGTTTAACCATCACTAAAACAGGTAGTGTTTTAAATTTAACATCGACAGATACAACCGTAACTTTTCACGCAGTAAGCGGAACGGCTATATCTAGCGGTAAAGTAACTTATGTTTTAAGTGATCCTGTTCCTGCACCTTTACCTATACAAAACTTAAAGTACTATTTTGAATTTAACGATGTTGTAGATGTTAGGCATAGAGTGGAAATATTAAGCGCAGAATTTGATGGAGAGCCTACGAAAATCTACGGAAGTTGTAGTTTAGAATATTCAGAAACAGACGACACGTTAGAACCAATAAGAGGTTCGGGTTTAAAAATAGACTTACAAGCGGATTCTAATTTAACATTCTACGACCTTTATAGCGAAGAGGAGCGCACTTATTCAGTAACCTATAAAAGAGATGCTTTAGGAACTAATACAACGTTATTTAATGGTTGGTTAAGCCCAGAGGGTATTTATGAAAGCCTAGTAACTGATAAATGGGTAATTTCTTTAGACTGTACAGACGGTCTTGGATTCCTTAAAAACTTATCTTACGTAGAAGATGCTAACGGTCTTAGTTTTGTAGGTAAGCAAAGCCTAATTAAAATAGTTTCTAACTGCCTAAAAAGGACTAAAATAAACTCAAACATATTTGTTGGTATAGATATTTACTACGAGGGTTTACGAAATGACCTTTCTATTTTTGAGAATGTTTACTATAACTCGGATCGGTTTGTGAAAGACGATAAAGATACAATAATGAATTGTGACGAAGTTCTAAGAAGTGTTTTAGAGCCTTTTGGTGCGGTTATTACGGCTTATAAAGGGCAATGGCTAATATATAAACCGAACTCTTTAGTAACTGCTACAATACCGTCTTTTTTCGGGTACGACTTTAGCGGAGATAATTTATTAATACCTAAAAAGAATTTTGATTTTAGAGTTACTTTAGGTAGTCAGATAAACGGTTATTACCCACACCACGTAAACGCCAACCAACAAAAGACAGTTAAAAGTTCTATAGGTGCTTTTCGTATAAATTACAAGTATGGATTGGTTGATAGTTTAATACTTATAGACCCTTTTACACTATCTGGAAGCGATGGTGGGTTTCAAAGTACTACTAAGATAGTACCTACAAGTAGTAGGTTAAAGCTTACCGTAAATACAAGTTGTAACTTTTTAAATAATGAGGGTTTTAGTTCTGATGTAGTTTTAAAAATTACTAATGGTGCAGAAACATATTATTTTAACGGTAGTGAATGGGTTACGACTTTGGCTAAAATGCCTTTGCAAGTAAATGGTAGTTTTTTAGCAAGTACAAGCGCAACACCTATAAACGGAGATTTAAGTGTACTTATACCACAGGTAAATACATATCCTAACTATCTTAATGAGACTGGCGAAGTTTATGTTAGGTTTGTTATTGATGTCGTTCCATTATCTGCGGAACTTGAGGCAATAGGAGAAAACCATACATTTCAAAGGTTACTAAGACCATCTTCAAAAATTAAGGATATAAAACAAGTTTTTAACGGAGATAATCCTACGGATACCTATTATGGTACAATATACGAGTTAGACCAATTTACACCCACAGAGAATTGGAATAGATTAGGGGTCGAAGAAAAAAAACCAATTCTAAAAATAATGGGAGAGGAGCGTATGAAAATGTATGGTAAACCATTGCAAGTCTATAGCGGTGATATTTTCGGATATTTTGATTATTTAAACCTTGCTACTATTAGCAATTTTAACGGTGTTTTTATGGTTACTTCGTATAGCTATGATTGTTTGTCTAACGTAACGTCTATAACCTACGTAGAAGTTTTAGATACGGACATCTTAGAAGATGTAGATTATCAATTTACTTTAGATTATGGCAACGTTGTAGAGCCAACTATTCGTGGATAATTTCAGTATATTTATTTAAACTTTACGATACGTTTTATCTATATTTGTATTGGATATGATAAACGGAACTTATAGTATACTTTACTTAGATATTGGCGAGGGCTTCTTACCTATTGGATGCCTTACCTCTAACGGATTTTCTGAAAGTGTAGAAACTTTAGATTCTACAAATATAGAGAATGGCGGTTGGAAAACTTACGTATTAACCAACCAAGAATATAGCATAGACTTTAGCGGTGTTGCTTTAAATACCCTTTATAATGGCGGAGATACTACTAAATTTTCTTACGATATTCTTAAATTAATTAAGAGAAACAGACTTTTAATAGATTGGAAAATACAAGACAATCAAGGCAATATTGACAACGGAAAAGGCTATTTAACAGATTTATCTTCTGAAAGTAATATAGATGAATTCATAACTTTTAGTGCTACTATTTTAGGCTACGGTATACCAGTTAGCACAAACATTAACCCAATAGATTCGGGGCTAGAATCTCACTTAGAAACTTTAATATAATGGCAAAGATACAGTATAACGATAAAGTAAATATAATAAGTCAGCCAGTACCCGAAGTAAATAAGGTTACTGCAGCAAACTTAAACGAGATAAAAACAAGCGTTAATATCAACGTTGATAATATTGCTTTAAATGCTACAGACTTGTCGTTAAAAGCCGATATAAGCGGAAACAGTAGCGAGATTTTTAAAATTGCTAATGGTTTGTCTGCTAATGATGCCGTTAATCTTACGCAATTAGACGGATTAGAAACAACTTTACAAAATAACATAAACACAGAGGCAACCGCAAGAACAACCGCAGATACTACTTTACAATCTAACATTGATTTAAAAGTAGATATTGCGAGCATTGTAGACAACGTAACTTCGGGAGGTGTAAGCGTTCCTTTATCAGCAGAGCAAGGAAAGATACTAAAAGCAGAAATACTAGCCTTAGCAGGTTCTTTAATACCTCAAGGGAATTGGGATGCAGACACAAATACGCCTGACATTACAACAGCAACTGAAACAGGTTATTTTTGGATTGTTTCGGTTGAGGGTGCTACAGATATTGGAGGGATTACTGATTGGAAAGTAAACGATTGGGCTATAAAAACTGCTAGCGGTTGGGCTAAAATAGATAACACAGATAAAGTTTTAAGCGTAGCTGGTAAGATTGGAGAGGTTGTTTTAGCTAAAGCAGATGTAGGATTGTCTAATGTAGATAATACAACGGATGCAAATAAACCGATTTCAACGGCACAACAAACCGCTTTAGACTTAAAAGCTAATAAGGCTTCACCAAGTTTTACAGGAAATGCCAATTTTGCGGGTCTTGTTACAATAAATAATAGACTTGATTTAAGTGATGCCTTAAATAATACTTTTATAGGTAGTAGTGTTGGAGAAAATAACACAACGGGAAGTTCCAACGCAGCTTTAGGCTACCTAAGTTTACAAAATAATACAACTGGAAGTGGAAACGTAGCTTTAG